GGAGGTACAAGTGATGGCGGGGGTGGGGGCGGAGTTGGGCTACTAGGCCAGGGCACAGACGGAGCTGGCGGCGCTGGTGCGCCTGGTGGTGGTGGTTCTGGTAATACAGGTCGCCCTGGGGGTGGTGGTAGTGGTGGAGCCTCCGGGTACACAAGTTCTGGCGGCTTGTACGGCGGTGGCGGTGGTGGCAATGATACTGCAGGTTCAGGGTACGGAAGTGCAGGTGCCAACGGGGCTGTTCGTATTATCTGGGGAACTGGACGAAGTTTTCCTAGCACCTTAACCACAGACCAATAAAAAATACCCAACAACAAAAATACTAGCTTGCAAAAGCTGGTATTTTTTGATATAATGTGTTTTTTAATACTATAAAAATACATGCTTTGCTTGAAAGTACACTATGACTACAAAAATCTCTGAAGCGAATATTCAAGCAGAAACGCTTGACTTAATTGGCGGAGGCCCAAGAATCACTGAAGTAGCCGTAACTAACTCCAGCTATGTAGCCACAGGAGCTACTACATTGGGCACTTCGGGCGGGTATCTTAAAGTATCCGGAACGGGTTTTGTGTCAGGCACTCAGGTATTGTTTGACGAAACCGCAGCACCTGCAGTAGCTTATATTAGTAATAGCGTACTGCACGTACAAGCACCTGCGCTAGTTGCGGGTGCTTATTTTATATATGTAGTAAACCCTGACGGCGGTACTGGGCTACGAACTAATGGCCTAACTGTGGTTTAAACAAGGAACCAAATGACAACAAAAATTTCCTCAGCCAATATTCAGGCTGCTACATTAGCTACTATAGGTTCCGGCCCTAAGGTAACGCAAATCTTAGTCTGCGACCAAACCTATAACACCCTGGACGATACTGCCGTTAGCTTAGCTGGCGGATACGTCAAGATTGTGGGAACTGGATTCAAATCCGGAGCAACCGTTACAGTAAATCGCCAGCAAGCCACTTCAGTAACCTTTGTTGACTCCACAGAGTTACGTGCTCAACTGCCTGCAGAAGCTGCCGGTACTTATATAATTTATGTGGTTAACACAGATGGTTCGGTTGCACTACGCGTTAATGGCGTTACATTTAGCAGCTTGCCTACATGGACCACAGCCAGCAGTTTAGCAGATGGAGACAGCGGCTCGCTGATCAACCTACAACTATTGGCAGCTGATGCTGCTACGTATACCCTGGCAGTAGGTAGCACTTTGCCGCCGGGCCTAACTTTATCAAGTTCTGGACTCCTATCCGGAACCGTTGAAGTATTAGACGAAACCCTATACAACTTTACTGTGATTGCTACGGACACCGAGCTGCAAGACAGCCCACGTAGTTTTAGCATCAACATTACAGTTGGCGACCCATACTTTAACTCAAATGTGTTACTGTTAACTGGCCGTGCCAACACTTTTGTAAAAGACGCCAGCGCAAATAATTTTCCAGTAACTGTGGTTGGTGACACAAAGCCCAGTAACTTTAACCCTTATTTGAATAATTATAGCAATTTCTTTGATGGTACTGGGGATTATTTAACTACCCCGAGTAATGCTGCACTTGCATTAGGAACTAGTGATTTTACTGTTGAATGTTGGGTCAACGCAACATCTACACCCAGTGACATTGGAATATTTGAAAGTAGAACAGACGGAAATGCAGCTACTGAAAATGGATTTACACTAACAGCGTTTTCTTCAAGTGTTATTCGTATATACTCAAATGGAATATTGATTGCTTCTAGTGGAACTACATACATTAACACCTGGTGCCATGTAGCTGTGGTTAGAGCTTCCGGAGTTTGGACCTTGTATGTCAATGGTGTTAGTCAAGGAACAAGTTCTGCTGTTCGTAATATGACAAACACTGACACTGTAATTGGCGCCGGCAGATATAACGCAAATTCAACACCTAATGCATTTTTTCCTGGATACATTTCTAACCTGCGTATAGTTAAAGGTATAGCAGTTTACACTGCAAACTTTACACCACCAACACAACCATTAACTGCCATCGCAGGAACAAGTCTGTTAACCTGCCAAAGCAATAGAATTATTGATACTAGTACCAACAACTTTGCCATCGCTAGAACCGGAGATGTTGCTGTTCGTAGTTTTAGTCCATTTCTAGAACCTGCGACTACTCGTGGTAGCGGGTATTTTGATGGTACCGGTGATTATTTAAGTGTTCCTTCAAATTCTGCTTTTCAATTCGGTACAGGAGATTTCACAATAGAAATGTGGGTAAATCCCCAAAATACTGGCAGTACTGGACTGGTAGAGAATCGCTCAGCCCCTAGCAACGTATATCTTTGGTACCTAACAGCTACTAATTTATACCCTGAATTTTTTACAGGAGTATCCTACACAGGGAATATTTCTGTCCCTGTTGGTAGTTGGTCACATATTGCAGTAAGCAGACAGTCTGGAACGCTAAGACAATTTGTTAATGGCGTTTTAGCATACACCGGAATTGACATTAACACTGCGTTGGATTCTACTGGAGGCATAAGATTAATGGCCTCCAATGATGCGGCTCAGTACTTAGGTTATACCTCCAACATACGCATTGTCAAAGGAACCGCACTTTACACAGCCAACTTCACACCACCTACCCAACCATTAACCGCAGTATCTGGTACAAGTTTGTTAACACTGCAAAACAACCAACCTGCAAACAATAGTACATTCTTGGATTCCAGCTCGACCAACAGTTTGATTACTCGTACTGGTAACACTACTCAAGGATCTTTTAGTCCTTATAGTCCCAGTGGCTGGTCAAACTATTTTGATGGTACCGGAGATTACTTGACCGTTACTGCCCCAACTACCTTAGGTACAGATAAGTTTACTATTGAGGCGTGGGTATACAGAACATCAGCCTCAGCAGACGAAAATATTCTTGTTCAAGGTGTTGGTGGTACCGATGGGTTTGGTATAGCTGTACTTGGTGGCGCCCTACGCATACGATTTGGGGCAACTAATTTATTTACTAGCGCGGCTACTTTAACTCAAAACACGTGGTATCATGTTGCACTAGTAAGAAACGGTACTACTCTTACCGGGTACTTAAATGGAATAAGTTTTGGTACTAGTACAGATTCGTCAAACCAAACTGCCACACAATGGAACATTGGTCATTATGGTGCGGGTAATTACTTATTTACAGGATATATCTCTAATCTACGTGTAGTAAAAGGCACCGCAGTTTATACTTCAAACTTTACTCCAAGTATTCAGCCACTAACTGCTATTGCAGGTACTAGTTTGTTGACCTGCGCCGACAACAGATTTGTTGATAAGAGTGCTAACAACTTTGCTGTCACTAGTACCGGTGATGTGCGAGTGGCTAACTGGTCGCCATTTGCAGCACAAACACAAACTCCTGTGAGTTACAGCGCATATTTGGATGGTACTGGTGATTATCTAAGTGTTCCTTCAAATTCTGGTTTTCAATTTGGCTCAGATAATTTTACTATTGAATGTTGGGTTTATATTAATGCGTTCGGCACCGCCGGCACTTGGTTTGCAGGCCCGTGGGGAGTACCTGGTGGCACCAATAGATCGTGGGATTTTGCCTATTATCCTGCTGGCGGCGGCATTGTTTTTGGTTATAGTACTAATGGTACCGATGGTACAATTATAACAGGAAGTACAACACTTTCATTGAATACATGGTATCATGTTGCTGCTGTTAGGTCTGGAAATACATGTACTATATATCAGAATGGTATTTCTATAGGGTCGGCCTCGATGGCTGGCACTACTATTAATCCCGGAACAAATTCATTATGGATAGGTGCAAATCCCGAAGATAATGGCGGTTCAAATTTTATGCTTAATGGGTACATTTCGAACCTTCGAGTAGTCAAAGGAACCGCACTTTACACAGCCAACTTCACACCACCAACTCAACCACTCACAGCAGTTGCAGGCACTAGTTTGTTAACTTGCCAAAGTGCAACATTTGCTGACAATTCAGCCAACCGTTTTGCAATTACCGCAGCAGGTAACAGTCGCCCTGTTACAGTAAATCCTTTTGGGTCTACATTTGTTAAAAGCAGTGGGTATAGTGCGGTGGAACACTCAGGTAGTATGTATTTTGATGGTACTGGGGACTACCTGTCCGGGTCGTTTATACCTCATAGAACAAGCCAACTTACTGTAGAGGCTTGGGTATACATTACAAACAGAAGCGTTGCAAGGTGTGTATTTACATCTCGCTCCGGAAACACAACCGACGGATTCCAAGTGTTGGTAGATTCTGGCGGCGAAATTCGTGTTGGCTATGCTGGTACCAACTTTCTTAATACAGCAGCAGCTACAGTAGTAGCAGGGCAGTGGTATCACATTGCGGTTACTCGTAATAGTGCAAACTTGATGACGATATGGGTTAACGGTGTTGCTGCCACAACAGCAACGGTAACAGCAAACTTTAGTAGTACTGTATTCCGAGCCGGAATTACTGCAGAAAATGGCAGCCCTATGTTAGGGTATATTAGCGATCTACGTGTTATTACAGGAAGCTCATTGTACTCTAGCAATTTTGTGCCACCAGAAACTCCAGTATTGCCAGTTGCTAACACAACCCTGCTGCTCAACGGAACCGGTGCAGCTATTGCGGATGCCACAACCAAAAACGACGTGGAAACCGCGGGTGATGCAAAAATCAGTACAGCAGTTTCGAAGTTTGGTGGTAGTAGCATGTATTTTGATGGTAGTGGAGATCGTTTTTCTGTTGCTGACAGCCCTAACATTAATTTAGGTTCTGGTAACTTTACTTTAGAGTGCTGGGTGTATTTTAATGCGGTTAATGCAGAGATGTGCTTGATTAATAAAGGCTGGCAATCTAGCGGTGCGGCGTATGCTAGCTATTCAGTATATATGACTAACACAGGATCACTGAGATTTAATTCTAGTTCGAACGGTGCTTCTTGGGATATTGCAAACGAAAAAGTTATAGGTTCGGCAACTGCAAGTACTTGGAACCATATTGCAATCACTAGGGCCGGGTCTACGTTCAGGGCGTTTGTTAATGGAAGTATAAGTTCTGCCTTTACTTTTACATCTACTCTAGCTCTTGCAAATATATCAGCACAAGCACTATTTATCGGTGGAAGAGCGGATGGCAATAGTTCGATCAATGGTTATTTACAAGACGTCCGAATTACCAAAGGTGTTGCACGTTATACCACAAGCTTTACCCCGCCCACAAATGCGCTTAGGCTAAAATAATAAATAGCCGGAATATTCCGGCTATTTATTTAAAGGAACAAGATGTTTTTTATTTTTAAAATTTTTCCAGACTGGATTTGGTGGCTTGTGCTAATAGCTGGATTTTTCGGCTATTTTTTAAGCCATTTAATTCCGGTAAAAATTTATGCTTTGCTATCCAAAACTTTGTCTGGTATACTGGTAGCAGTTGGAATTTTCGTTTTGGGTATGTTATATTGTGATAACACTTGGAAGGCAGCAGCAGCTGACCTACAGCAAAAAGTTGCAGAACTAGAAGTCAAGTCTCAAGAGGCCAATACGGTTATAAAAGACAGGCTAGTAACTCGTACACAAATTATAAAAGTACGTGGCGAGGATACTGTCAAGTACATAGATCGTGAGGTTGCCAAAACTGATCTAGGCTGTGTGATTTCTCCAGAATTTACTCAAGCACACAACCGTGCAGCGGAGCCGCTAAAATGAAGCTACCAATACTATTAGCCGCTGTGCTACTAACCGGGTGTACCACAGTGGTTCCGGTTACACAACCGTGGCCGGAAGCCCCAGGGCTTCAAGCAACCACTGGATGTTCCAACTTACAAAAACTTGCTGACAACCCTCAGTTGAGCCAAGTGGCCAAAACTGTCACCAACAACTACACAGAATACTATCAGTGTGCCACTAAACTGGATGCTTGGATCGACTGGTACCAGCAACAAAAACTTATCCACCAAGGACTTAAATGACCCATCAATTAAGCTATTCGGAATTACAACAATTAATTCCAAAGAATCCTTATGTCAAACAGTGGCACCAGGCATTGGCTCAACTACTACCAGACTACGAAATTAATACTCCGCGTCGTATTGCTGCATTTGTAGCACAGTGCGCACACGAATCTGGAGGCTTTACAGCCCTTCGTGAGAACTTAAACTATCGTGCAGTTACATTACGCAAAATATTCCCAAAATATTTTCCCACTGATGAACTAGCACAGCAGTATGCGGGCAAGCAACAAGCAATCGCCAACCTAGTTTATGCTAATCGTATGGGTAACGGCGGTCCTGAAACTGGAGATGGTTACAGGTATTCAGGCAAGGGTTTGATTCAACTAACTGGCAAGGATAACTATACTTGGTTTGCTGCTAGCCTAGATATTAGTGTTGAAGAGGCTGCACAATACTTGGAGACTTTTGAAGGTGCTGCGCAGTCGGCTTGTTGGTTTTGGGAAACAAACAAGCTTAATCAATGGGCAGATGCTGGAGATATACTAACCCTAACCAAACGTATCAATGGCGGTACTATTGGCCTAGAAGATCGAAAAAAGCACTACGAGCATGCCTTACATGTTCTAGGAGAGTAACTTGACCCGCATTAAATACTTTGTTCTAGCTAGTGCATTATTCTTAGGCAGTGCGCTAGCTCAGGATACTACCGTTAATACAAACAGCAGTGTAACTACCAAGTCAGATAGTTCTAGCACAATCAAATCTCCTCCAGCATCCGCTATTAGTCCTACGATTAATACCGCCAACAGTGACTTATGTACTGTTGGCGTAGCAGGAGCTGTACAAACCCAGATACTTGGTATTAGTGCAGGTGCTACAGTTGTGGACCTTAACTGTGAGCGACTTAAGCTATCCAAAACACTTTATGACATGGGCATGAAGGTTGCAGCTGTTAGTACCCTTTGCCAAGATCGCAGAGTTTTTGATGCAATGATGATGGCAGGCACTCCTTGTCCTTTTGACGGCACAATTGGCTCAGAAGCTCGTGCTGCCTGGCGTGCCAATGAAGCCCTGCAACCTAATACTAAGTCTACTATTGGAGGTATGACCAATGAAACTAAGACACTACTTGGTGGTGGTGGTATTATTGCTCTGCTACTCCTACTCCTACTCTGAAACCATTAGCGGTAAGTCCGCTAATGCTAGTAGCGGAAGTTTAGCATGGACTATGAATGAAGTACTGCCACAATATACTGGACTAACAGTTAACGCTGTTAGTTATCAGTATACTGCTGTTAAAAAAGCAGCAGATCCATTTGTTGTTAGCGTACAAAATTCAAATGCACTTGGTACTGCGTACGTTTTTCGTAGCACAGATAACTGGACAGGGTTGCCTGGTAACACTATTACAAAAACGGTTCCAACTGAGAACATACCACTAAGTTACTGGGGGCCTGGACAAATACAGACTCAGGGGTTTGGCAGCGTATTAGATCCCAGTGTAGCCTATAGTTATAAATACGATACTTGCAAACTAAGTCCAGTAGTGGACACTAGTTGCAGTAACTATAAACCTAACATACCCGAAGTAAAACTACCAGAACAGCTGTATAATACAGCCCCAAGTTTTGTTAGCAGTGAGTATATTCGCGAAGAGTATCAAAATAATCGTGTTGTATTAACCGAACCTGCAGAAAAGAAACCTAACGCTACTAGGAGCGCTAATTCTTTGGTAACTGCACAAGCGGCTAAACAAGCTGCCGCCCTAGAAGCACTAAACAACAGCCCAGAATTTAAGCTATATACAATAGCCCTGCCTGGCGGCGTTTATCCAGAAACCTTAAAGTATGCCGACAAAGTACTACCGGATAGCAGCAGTAGTCGAAGACTAAACCTAAGTCAGCAGCGCTTACACACACTAATGGTTGAGTCCCAACATAATCTCAGAAAGTAAGAAAATGATTAAATCAATTTTATTAGCAATGGCACTATCTATCTCATTTGGCGCAAATGCCGCCGAGGTGCCAATCAGGGGGGTTGTATCATCTAAATGTGTTATTAACACGGACACTCCTGGCATATACGGTAACCCAACGCCAGGTATGTTAAGTACTGCAACTGTAGATGGTGGAGCTCCTGCAGTAATACGTTATGACGTAGTTCAAGCAGGTTACTACAAAGCAACAATTACTACACCTAACGGCTTTACATCTAGCCCTAGTTTAGTAGATACGGTTAACTGGGCCGGCATTGTAAATGTTAGTCGCGTTACTGATGCAGCTATGTCTGCATATACTACCAACAAACGAGTATACAACAATATTACCGAAATTGACTTAAGTGTACCAGGAACTGTTTGGTTTTCCGCTACTTCAAAAGCAGAGTATGGATACAACAAGTCTTTTCCAGCAGGTGAGTACCGAGCAGTTGTACTAGCGGAGTGTATAGCTCTGTAATACAATGCGAATTTATTACACTTTTTTAGTGTTTGCATTATTATTTGGTGGGCATGCAAATGCTCACCAATTTACTCCTACTTACCCTAAGTTTGAGCCGGCTTTTGTAGACGGAGTATTGCAGACCAAAATGGAGCTATTCAATAAACGACAAGAAGTAGAGTACTACGAGCTTGGTGTGTTTGACGAAAACTGGAACAAGGTTACTTTTGCAGCTTCTGAAAATAAGATAATGCACGTTGGGTACCTTGAAACAAAAACCATAGAAGTATACGTAAAGACTCAGGACCTTAATAAGGCTGTATATATCTGTACTGAGTCCAGACTGTTCAAGGACAAGGGTCGAGAAACGCTGGTATCTTCTAAAATTTGTTCAAAGATTAAACCATGAATATTATTAAATATTTTTTGGCTATGTGCTTAATTGGCAGTTATTCGGTATACGCCCAAACAGGTTCATTAAACTTATCCCTACCAGGTGCCTATAGCAGTTACCAGTCAGATAGTTTCCGAGCTAATGGACTAGACTGCTCTATGGCTATTGGTTCTAGCACTAACGTTGAGTTTGGTGTTGTGGGTTTTGTAAACAAAGAAACCACAATTACTACAGCCCCAACAGATCCTGGCCGAAATATTGGAGTATACGGTAGAATTACTATTCCCATAGGTGCTCCCAGGGAAAGGCTAGACTGCAATGAACTGTACCAACTAGAGCTACGTAAAAAACGAATTGAGGTTCAAAAACTTGAACGAGAGTTACTGAATCTTAAAAACTTAACCTTTGAGAATAAATAAGGATACAATGTCTGATGATAAAAATTTAGATAAAAAAGTTGCCGAATTAGAATCAGCTGCTAAAAAGTACGCTAGTAAAGACACGGTTATTAGCATTGGTGGTTACGAGTTTACTCCAGCTAAACTTATGGTAGCTTTTACACTGGCTAGCTCACTATTAGGCGGTTTATATGGTGCATTTGAAGTATACAAAGACTATCAAAGCATGAAGAAAAAGATTGCAGAGTATTCTGCACCTGACCTTAGCGAATTCGATAAACGACTAGCCGTCATAGAAGAAAATTCTCAGAAGACCAGTGACTATACCCGAGACATAAAAAACGACTTAAAAACTGATTTACGTCGAAACGAGAATGTCACAGAACAAGTTGAGCGTAGCGTTAAGCAAGCTCAGCGAGAAACTGATCAAGACTTAAAATCGGCCCAAAAAGATCTGCGTACAAGCCTAGACCGTAACCGCGATGATATGGATAAACTAAAGCGAGAACTAGAGTCCAAATTAGACCGACTAAGTAAGTCCGTGGATGATAAGATTCAAAAGGCAATCGACAATCCACTAGCAGGGAAATAATATGAATGATTTAAGAATGGTAAAGTGGCTGGTATTTTTACTAGCACTACCAATTGGTTTGGCTTATTTTGGAGGAGACCGATTTCGATACCCGTGTCAAGATCCAGATAATTGGGATAAGAAAATTTGTCAGAAGCCTACCTGTGACGTTACACGTACTTGTCCAGAGCATGTTTTTAAAGGTCAACGCGATCCACGCCTTGGGCCTCCAGAAGAAGCCCAGAATATATTGGCTAAGCAACAATTAGCTAAACCTACCCTAGGATGCCCTAATGTCAAATAATAGTTTTATTTATACCGATGAGCAATTAATGGCTCGCCTTAAGTTCTTTATTGGTGTATGCTTAGCTCTTACGCTTACAGGAATTGTTTTTGTTGTACTATACAGCTTGATATTTGTAACACAACCACTAAACGCCATTAGTCCAATTGACCAAAAGTTCTTTGAACTAATCGTACCTATTGCCACATTTTTAACGGGTACACTGTCTGGAATTATGTTAGCGGGTGGTAGCAAGGAAGAAGTAGATGCATCAATTGCGCTAATGAAACAAGCACAAGATAACGCAGCTGCTGCAGCTAAAACAAGCTACATCCCACCAGTGCACAAGCAAGAACCAAGTTTTAATCCAGGTATATCAACTACTCCAGGATTTAATGGTACATCGGCGCAGGCTGAGATTCGTATGGTTAACGGAAAACCAGCACCACAACCAGCACCACAACCGGAGATTTAATATGAATAAGTTATTTTGGGTACTTTTAATGGGTTTAGGTATTTTCTCCCTATCCTACAACAACCCTGCTTTTGCCGCAGAAACTAAAAAAGTATGTGTTGAGCAAACAGATGCCAAGACTAAAAAAGTCAAGCAAGTCTGCAAAGAAGTTAAAGTGCATAAAAAGCTAGAAGGTACCCAGGTACCCGACAAAAAGGCTAAGTAAATTTTCAATTGACAGTGATTTTATCTCGTGGTAAAATAATACGTTGCCCGAGATTTTACAAACCAACAAGGAAACCCATGGCAAGAAATAGTGGTAAAACCCATCGCACCTTTCCAGCAAAGAAGTCTAGTAACCGCCCTTCTCAGGAAGAAAAGTCTAGACTGCGCACAGAAAAACATGCTGGAGCTAGCGAGCCTCAACCTCAACGTAATTATACCTTCAAAGAAGTTCAACCACTAAACTTCGTACAAGGTGAGTACCTGGAAGCAATTAAATCCAACGATATTATATTTGGAATCGGCTCAGCCGGTACAGGTAAAACATTCATTGCAGCTAGCTATGCTGCATCAGAATTGTTTCACAAGCGTGTAGACAAAGTTATTTTAACCCGCCCTAACATTGAAACAGGACGTGGATTAGGCTTCCTACCAGGTACTCTAGAAGAAAAGTATGCTCCATACTTGCTGCCTTTTGATGCAATCTTTACTAAGGCTCTTGGAAAAGGGTTTTATGAATATTGCTTGAAATCAAAAGACATTGACCCTACTCCGCTGGGGTTTTTACGCGGAACTACTTTTGATAACTGTATTGTTTTAGTAGACGAGGCACAAAACTGTACTCGCGAAGAAATGAAAATGCTCTTATCACGTATTGGTAAAAATTGCAAGATGATCTTTTCAGGCGATACAGAGCAGTCAGATATTCCTGATAGTGGTCTAGAAGATGCCGTTGATCGTTTAGAAGGTATTGATGGTATTGAGGTAATAGAATTCCTTGATGAAGACATTGTACGTAGTAAGATGTGTAAACAGATTATTATGGCATACCGTAGTTAAAAGAAAAGCCCCTAACTATTGCTAGTTAGGGGCTTTTTTGTTTATACTTCCATACTTGAATAGAGCATCCAACCATGTTTACGGTGTTCGTCAACACGCTCACTTAAAAATGCACACAAACCTGCTTCAGAATATTCTTCTGCTAGTGCGTATGCTGCCATTAGGTCTTGATGGACTTTTCCATTATCGACGTATAACGTGCGCAGCATTTCATTTTTAGGTAACACTTCCAGAGTGTCCGCAATCGACGAGTGTTCTGATAGTTGTGAAAAACTAGCAGGCACATAACAACGTAAAGCACGAAGACGCTCAGCAAAATCATCGAGTTCATCGTCTACCTCATCGTATATTTTTCCAAACAGTTCATGGTATTGTAAAAAATCAGCACCTGTTACATTCCAGTGAAAGTTTTCTGCTTTAACTAAAAAAGCATATGTTGTTGCAAATGCACGTTTAAGTGCAAGTTTAAGATCATCCATTGTTATTCCCGTGATATTATAGCCCAGCTAGTTCCATTGAATAACACAACAATACAATCATTAGACCCCAATGATTTACTATTACTATTATCAATTTGTTGACCGCCAGTTGCTGTTAAAGTTATGTTTCCATTTACTTGGTTTTTTACCATGTAAATTTTGCCTGTAATACCTAGTGGCAATGTAATAGTTATACCATTAGTATTAGCACCAATGTAGTAGTCGCTAGCTAATATACTGTAATTTGCATTAGCTATTTTTACTTGAACTAGTCCAGCATTTTCTGCAGATAGAACACCTTGAGGCGTAATAGATAATCCGCTACCTACCTTAATTATTCCAAGAGTGCTAGTAGTAGCTATCTCACTCTCTAGTGTCTGCTCTTGTATTCCCGGCCTAGTGGTTGGTATTTGTTTTAGCCCTACTCCAGCTTTAATAGGTCTGTTGTACGACATATTATATAATTAACCACTGTGTACCGCTGTACACTAAAGTTAGGCTACCATATGGAGCATCAATAGTGGCAGTAACAGCACCGTCAATTGTACCCGCAGTTGGTGTAACAGTAATAGGTGTTGCAGGTGCTGCTAAGCCTAATCCATCTTTGATTGTAAATTCTTGGCCTAGTACACCTGCCGGTAGTGTTACAGCAACAGCAACAGGGCCAGGAACAGCTACATCAATGATATTATCGGTTGCAGCCACTACGGTAATAGGAGTTGCAACTGCAGTTCTAATATCTGCAAACGCGCCCCCACTTGCACTAATAGTAATTGTTGTTGCGCCAGTGTTTGTTGTTGGAGTTACTGTGATGCCAGTTCCTGCGGCAATTGATAACGAGTTATTTGTATATGACATATTGTTTCCTTAAACAATGTTCCATTCGGTACCATTAAATATTAATGTTATGCTACCATATGGAGAATTAATAGTTGCACTAGCAGCACCGTCAATGGTAGTACTAGCAGTTATTGTGATTGGGTTTATTGCCGCATCTCCGTCAACATCTTTTATTATAAACACCGTACCTATAGGGCTAACGGGTAATACTATTGATGCGGGTGCAGCTACATCGACCGCTAAATAATAATCAGTTAAGGCAGCGGTAAAAGGTGTAGCGGTAACTACGGTTGTCGGTACCAGTCCGGGGGTACCGGGCGGGCCTGGTGGACCAGGTGGGCCTACCGGGCCAGGCGGTCCTGGTTGGCCGTTTATAATGCTATTGATAAATAGATCATTATCCTCAATCAAAGGTGGTAGCGGTAAGTATGCAGGTAACGGCCATCCAAATGGCATAAATTGTTGTTGTTGCATATTATTTCCTGTATTAAAAAAGCCCCCACGACTTGTGGTCTTGGGGGCTCCTCAAATATTAACGAATGTTAGTATTTGTGTTTGTAGGTGTAGAAGTTTGTGTACCGCTTCCTACGTTGATTGCACTATTAGCATTAGTGATGTTCTGACCTAAGCTCCAGATCAGATTGGCTAATTGGCCGTACTGAGCTTGTTGTTGCTGTTGTTGTTGCATCTGGTTAATGTTATTAGTTGTAGTGATTTCAACACCGCGACTTAGTGCAGCGCTATTAGCGTTGCTACGTAGTTCAATTAGTGCTGCATTAGCTTCGCCTAACTGACGCTGTAGGTTGATTTCGTACTGTTGTGTGATTAGAGCACGAGTCTTTTCACCATCAGCACTAATATCTTTGCTTAGCTCATAACGATTTTCCATAATGTTTTGGTTAATTGCAGCTTGACCTTGCATTAAGGCAACTGAATTAACGTTAATAACATCTTTTACACCGTCAATACGGCTAGCTAAAGCTTGCGTAATGCTGTTTAATTGACTAGTAAGACCCAGAGTTTGTGTTGCTTGAGAAGCTTCCATTGTTGCTGTGCTTACTGCAACAGACTTATCAACAGCGCCAATACTAGCCATTAAATCCATGTTAGCTTGGTTTTGTTCTGGAGGGTTACGTAGTGTTGCACCTAGTGCAGCTCCGCCAGCACCATCCCCACCTAGTAAGTTACCGCCGTTGCGTAGTAGGCTTCCTAGGATAAGACCGCCGATTAAACCACCACCGCCAGCTCCGCCACCGAAAAGTCCATCACCACCGCCGCCACCCATCATCATTGGGATTGTTGGAGTCATAATATCTGCCATTTTAGTTTCCTTTAAAGTTTCTTTAACTTGAGATGCTAGTTGCTTGTAATAATTGTCAGCAAAACTAGCTTGTTTTTTAAGCGCATCCATGACTTCTTCAGCTGCTGCTGTTGAAACCGGAACGCTAGTAGTTGTATCATCCATATATGTAAATTTCTATGTAGTGGATTGATATGATACTGCGTATCATCGCGCAGTTCACAAATCTTGTGAACTGATATAATTATACAACTATTTGCTATGTAGTGCAACCCAGCTTTTAGGGTTCCAGGAGTTAAAATGCACGGTAATAAGAAATTATGTAGGACATTTTTGGGCAAGTGCATTGGCGCACGTTGACAATTTTTGACGACAAAAAAGCCCCCGAGTTTTGCAACGCGGGGGCTTTTGCTTTGGCTAATTATTCAGCTACTGGCTCAGCAGGCTTAGCCTGGCTGGTAGCTTGAAGTTTTATCTTATCACTAATTGGATTACACACTTTACCGGGCAGCTCTTGTAAAGCTGCCAATATTGCGTTTATTTCATTAAGGGATAGGTCTAGTCTTAATATGGGATTGTTGTTCATAAAGCTATTATTTAATTGGGCAAGCACCTGTGGCACATTCAGCATCTAAGATTTCGTCAAAACTGTTTGTGTTGTTCAAGTCAACAAGCTGCAAGGTATTAGCATACTCTTTGTAGTCTTGCTCGGTAACGACTTCTTGCGGTAGGTATAAATAACCTAAGTCTTTAGCAGTCTTAGTTGGGTCGGTACGGTAGATGAAACTAACACCAACATAACAATCCCAGTTATCCAGCAACCAGTCAATAATAGCAGGAGCTTCACTTGGATCATAGCTAATAGTTACCGAAGTGTTTTGCTGATTCCACGATGTTTGCAGCAATTTATAACGCTCAAGCTGCACAATAGCCGACTCAACGTTAACTTCCTTGCCATCGACTTTATCAAATGGAACTCCGTCCCACATTACTGGGAACGTAACAAGAACTCCAGAATCATCAACAGGATGATTAATAACACGGTAATTCGCTTCACGTAGCTTCTCAACCACCGGGTCATGTTTACTAAACTGAACATTGTTGAAAATATACTTTCCTAGTGGTTTGTGTACGCCCTCTGTGGTATCCATAATCTTGGATAATGTACCACTTGGTTTGATGCAAGTTACGTTCTTGGGAGCTGGCAAGCCTAGCTCTAAGCTCATACCCATAGCAGCGCCAGTTGCAGTACGCTTCAAGTATTCGTAGTCATATGCACCCATATCTGGACGCATAGCAATACCTGTTAAGCCAACTCCGCAAAGACGCAAGAAGTAGTTGTTGAGATGCCAAGACTCTTGAAGAATTCCGTCCTGCAAGTTGACACAGGTTTGACGATAGTTTGCACGGGCTGCAAGTCTAATCGCTGCGTGTAGACCGGCTGTGTCGCCCTTGAATTTAGCAATATCGGTTTCTGTAAGATTACAGAATGATTTATTACCAAGTAAGATTTCCACGCAAGGGTTTGCACCTTTGAACCATGGAGCGCGACGTAATGCTTCAATTTCATTGATAAATCCGGGTTCTGAACCACCTGCTTCAATCATCAATCCAAAAATCTTTTCTAGATCTGATTTTAAGGGCTTCTTTTTAAATACTAGCGAGTTATTGGACTGTGTGCGGTGAGCATTGTCGTGCAACCACCAGTCTTTCTTGGCTACTGCGAATTCTTCCCACTCCGGCTGGTCATAATCAAAAAGAGCGATTTCAGCACTGCGACGACTTGAAAGAATAGTGCCAAGGTGATTGACAATATCCATAATATCCATGCGAGTAAGAAGACTGTCGGCACGGCCGTTAAGGATATTAGCCACCGCAACGTAAGCAGTACTAATTGCCGCATCTCCGCTCGAAATCCATCCATATCCTTTTAACCTTTCACCAGCAGGTCGAAGCTGACTAAAGTCAAGCACAAGAGTATCAGCAGGATACTTACCCGCAATAAGCTTACCAATAGACTTTGCCCAAGCCTCTGCGCTGTCTCCAACTGTGATTGTCCAAGTCTTGGTTTCAGCATCAAACGTTTCGGTATTATGTTCATTTCCACCTTTTTCTGTACGAGTACTGCGAACTACTCGAATATTCTTAATAGGCTTTGAGAATCCGTTTAGTGTACCAACGATGGGCTTAAAGCCTACACCACAACCTTGTAGTAGCAACCATAAAACGTCAACTACGTCATAGATTGTTTCAACGTGTGTGAAGCTGCAATTAAACTGAGAGGCTTCGCGTGTTTTAGCAACATTAGTGCCGCCAAGCCAAAGTGTACGACCACTCATTAAGACCTTGCGATCTAGCATCAGCTGCTCAAGATCATAAAGTTCTGCGTATTCTACGTCATTTAAGTCGCGTGCAACTGCTCGTTCCCACAACCACTCTTGGTGATCAATAACGCGAGCTACCGTTTCTTCCCATGTTTCAAATTGTTTTCCGTCGTCTGAGGTTGGGCGATTATATGTACGACGTGTGATTACTTGCGCTCGTGTTGATGGTTGGTTCATCTAATTCCTTAAGTTCTGCAATATGGCAGCGATACAATACGTACGCCACCATCGGGTTGTTTTTGTTGTTCAGCTAATTTTTCACTTAGCTTTAGGCAAGCATAATATGCTTTGCGATTTTCATTATTTGTGTACAGTATGCAACTAAGTATGCACACTACTACTAGTCCTAGTACTATTGATCTAATATCAAATTGCATTTAAGTCCCTGTACTACCAAAACCGCCTGTACCACGTTGTGTGTCATTCCAAATATCTTTAAACTCAGGCAGCAAAACTGGCATAATCACCAGCTGTGCAATTCGGTCTCCGACCGAAATTTTATATGGGTCTTCCGAAATATTTTTTAGCAATACTTTTAAATTTCCACGATAATCGGAATCAATGACTCCAACACTATGTGGGATTGTAATGCCTTTTTTCCCTTGCGAGCTGCGATTGAAAATAAAGCCTCCGTAGCCTTCTGGAATTTTTATCGCTATACCCGTATCCACAAGTTTTTGTTCTTGAGGATAAATTTCGTGTTCTTCATAGCTAAACAAGTCTGCTCCGGCATCTGTGCGATGTGCTCGTTCAGGAAGTTTAGCTCCAGGCTGTACTTGACATTCTAGCTCTGGCTTAACAGGCACTCCACGAGCATGATCGTAGTCTCGGTTAATATTTATAAAATGGCTCATTTTAAGTAAATGTCTAAGGTTTCGTTGATTGTTTGTAGGTTATCGTCACCAATGGCATCAGCACAGTAAGTCACCAAGTCCATTAGTTGATAGTTGAGTAAGAGCAAGTCTTTGCATTTGTTTAAGTTTTGAATATAAACATATTTACCAGGAATTGGAATACTAGCAGCAATATCGTAGGCTGTGCCGTACTGTTTGACCAATTCAACCGCACGCTTAGGCCCAACCTTGTCAACGCCCATTACATTATCGCCTGAGTCACCCATCAAACACTTAATGCTGATGTAATCTTCAGGATCAAAGTCGTAGTGGTCATTCCAGTTGTCAATGGTGACTTCTTTGCGTGTAACATAGGAGAATCGTGATACGCCTGGCTGCACTAGCAAGTCCCAATCCCGGTCGCTGGAAATCAACCAAATATCGTCAGTGCTCAACTTAGACTTTTGTGATACAATATATGCTGCAATATCGTCGGCTTCTACGCCCTGAAACTTTAGCACTGGGTAGCTTGTAGTTTCTTCAATCTGTTTGATAGTGGCAAGGAAGTCTTCAAAGAAAAGTTCAAAAGCTGCGCGCTCAGCATCTGTTTGCTCAGCTTGTTTGTCTTTGCGGTTTTGTTTATATTCAGGGCTAAGTGCTTTACGATAAGTTGAACTGCCTTGGTCGCAAGCAATAATAACGTGCGAAGCTTTATACGATTTTTTAAGGCTATCAACTGTACGGATATAGTCCAGTGCAAAATCAGTAGCACCCGAATGCTTGTATCGGAACGCTAGGTTAAGTGCGTCGACAACTAGCAATGTGTTATTAGTTGCTGCTGCTTGTTTAAATGTAATACTCATTGGTTATATTTCTGTGGTTAAGAGTATATTATACACTAATAACCTCTTGTATTCAAGTAACAAATTGTGGTTGCTCGTACTGTAACCAATCTTCTAAGAGCGCCACATAAAACTCGTGGCTTTCGTGATTGTAGTAGATGCATCTGTAAGCTTGTGAATTAGGCATATCGTCAAACGCCACAAACACTTTGCTTCTGTTAAATTTAAATATCAGCAAAGGTTTTTTACTTACCTGCGTACCCTGACGTATAGTCTGCTCCCAAAACTCTACAAGTTGTGGAGTTTTGGAAGTTAGCAAGTGTGACGTTAAGTGATCTTCTGCGTAACCTTTTACTTCGGTACAGTAGAGGTTGGTTCGTCCAGGCACATAAAGATCGCCTTTTAGCAAATGTTTAGGGTCTAGTGCGCCGCTTCCAGGTACACGCTCCCAACCCAGACCCGTATGTTTCTTTAAAAGGTCACGTACTACTGTTTCAGTACGTGCCCCCTTAGCTCTAGCGTCGACGACCATTACTTTGGTGTTCTAGGCTTAGGCTGAACTATCGTCTTAGGCGCAGGCGTAACTGGTGCCTCCACGGCAGGCTCACTCTGCTCAGGACTTTTGGTATCTGCAGCTACTTGCTCAGGGACAACTACCTGGCTATCTTCGCTAACAGATTGTGTTACACCAACAGTAACTACGTCTGTTTCGTCAATACTAACTACTACGGTACCTTCAAGTACTCGTAGAGTTTTAAATTCGTCTCGTGTTAAGATAGAATTTAAAAATACTGGCTGTTCTAAACCATTACGTGTAAATACAGCCTTGGCTGTGTTTAGTTTTTCAATTTTAACCATTTTATACCTCAATTTGTGATATATTATTGCTTTTCACCACATTTACTTTTTCAAGCAGTGGGTGGCTAAAGCCATGAGACACTAAAAAGGTATTTAGGTGCTCTTCTCGCAATAAAACTTCAATTAAACGCTCTTTGCCATCTACGTCCAATGTCTCAACCGTCTCGTCTAGAATCAATAAATTAATCCGTGAACTGGAAAGGGTTTGCATTAGCTTACGAATGGCCAAAAGCGTTGCTACGTTTACTCTAGCACGTTCGCCTCCCGACAGTGCTAGCATTTCAATGTCTTTGCCGTTATCTGTGATAACGACGTTTAACTTGTCACTGGCGTTTACTCGGAAAGCAATCTGAAATCTTCCGTCAGATAAGTCTACCAAGTACTTGTTAGTGATTTCTTCCAAGTCTTTTACCAAGCACTCGATCTTGTAAGCAACAAGTCCTGTTGTCGAAAACGTCTTTGTTAGTACGTTTAGGATACTCATGCGTTCGGAAAGCTCGTGCAATTTACCTGAATAAGTTTCAAGCTCGGCGTTCATTTCCACCATTTGGTTAGAAATTATATCAACCTTGGCATTATGTGCACTAGCACTTAAGTTGTGTTTCTCAGCTTTAGCAATAGAATCTTTTAGCGTACTAATGGCTTTTTGAAGGCCGATAAACTTAGATTCTAGCTCATTTTTATCCAACAAGTCCGACTGAATACTATCGTCAATTAAGGCATGGTATCGCTCCCACTCCTCTTTTGACTTATTGGCAGTATCCCATATTTGAGTACGTTTTGTTATGTCTGCACGAAGTGCATCTAATTCCGAGATTCTGTTAGAAATACGTGCGCTTGCTTCTAGTGCTGTTTCCTGAATCTTTTGCTGTTCTGCAATTAGTTCAGCAATCTTTGCTTCGTCGATTTCCTGCAAACAAGTCGGGCACGTTCCGTGCAAAGCACCAATCTTTTTGGTAAACGCTTGCGAATCGCGAACAGTTTTGGACAGCTCTACAGATTGGGTGTTTAACTGACCTGCCTCAAATTGCAACGGCTTAGGGTCTTCAGTTGGTTTCTCTGGAATAGGAAACAGCTTAATCTTGCCTTGAACTTGCTTGTAAGTATTGTTCTGAGTAATCTTTTTATTGATAAACTCCAGGCTCTGAATCTGCTTGTCTAGCTGAGTGGCTTCGGAGATTAAGTCGTCTGAAATAACAGGAACTTCCACATAAGTTTCGGCAGATAGATTAGTCTTGGAATACTTGTTTAACCAAGCATTTACAGTATTAACCTGCGCCTGAACTTGGGTAATATCCTTGCCCAACTCTTGCGCGGTTTCTTTGAAAACTTCCTGTGCTCTAGTGTACTTGCCAAGATTTAAGATTTCAATAAGAAACTTTTTACGGGCAGTATCTGGGGCAGTTAAAAATTCCAGGCTACTAGAACTACTTTGATAAACAATCTGTGAGAATGTTTTATGGTCAAAGCCTAGAATTTCCTCGATATTTTTATAAGTCTGAGTAGCTGTGTGTGCACTAATATCAACACCAGATTTAAACAGCTTAACAGTTTGAGTCGTACCTCGCTTAGTATCAATACGATATTCTGTGCCGTCTTTGTCAAATACCACTGAAATACTATAAGACTTATCTTTGGTATACCTGTTAAGAATATCTGCTTTTTTAATCGACTTGGAGTTTTTGTTGAATAAGCCTTCTTCAAGAACTAAGGCAATAGAACTTTTACCATGCCCATTTTTACCCACAAGCTGCGTAAGCGCACAAGCAGAAAAGTCAATGGTATTATTAGTACCATAGCTAAAAGCATTATCCCATGCTAGTGTTTTTATTGTTATCATTTGCTAATTTTTGTTTTAGCTCTTGCAATCCGCCAACATATTCACCATTAATGAAAATCTGCGGAACACTACGAGCGTTTGGAACTTTTTCAATCAAATCTTTTTTACTAAAACCATTAATGCCCAACATCTTTTCAGTGTATTGTACACCAAAGTTGTCTAGCATACGTTTGGCTTCGGTACAAGCAGGGCAGTTGGTTTGTGACCACACTTCGGCAGTTGAGTTACGTAAATTTTTCAGCATGATTCTGCATCTCCTGTAGAACCTTATCTATTGTAGGCTCCGGTAGTTCTAGTATGTAGGTTAAATACTCTTTGACCTCAGCATCTAAACTCATTTCAGGTTCTAGCATCAATGCAGAGTCCGTGTCTCGTTTAAGTATTTTTGAGGCAATAAGTTCTGAGTCTGCAAGTTCTCCGAGTTCTTGCATATCGCCTTGCACCTCATAGATTGTGTGATCAAAGGTGGTGGCATTGGCGGAGGTGGTGGCCTCTTCGGCCGTAAGGGTCTTTTTGAGTAGTTGTGGGAGCGCAAATTTTCGCCACTCATGACTGAGAGTATCAACATCAAGGATAATAGCGCCAGTATCGACTCTGGTACGGTGAAAGCTAGTAGTATAAGGGCTGCCAGGATAAAGAATATTGCGCTGAGAGTTTTCATAGCTGTGTAAGTCACCTGCTAGAACTACATTCCAGCGGTTAAAAAGGTCCAAGTCAATTTCTGGCTTTACATGAGGTAAAATCTCAGCACGGAAATGGCTGCAAAGAATACGGCCTTTGAACTCCATTGAGGCGTGATTTTTCTCAAAGTCTTTTAGCTTGCAGTAAGGAATAATGTCTAGGTCAAAGCCCACAAAGTATTCGTAATCATCTACCACTCGCACTAGTGGGTTTAATCTATGCGTGCTTTTCTTTAGGTAAGACAAAAAGGTTTGAGCTTTTTTGGTAGCCTCGTGATTTCCATCAAAAATAACTGTGGGTTTTTTCATGGAGGCAACAAAGTCAAAGTAAAGTTCTACTTCATCCATTGTTGGAAGTCGGTCAAATATATCGCCACCTATGATCACAAAGTCAGCTTCGGACTGCATTTCCTGAAACTGATCTATGAACATTGCAAATCGGTTTTTGGCCCACTCAACAGGTACATTTTTCTGACCGAGCTTAATGTGCACGTCAGCAGTAAAAAGTATTTTCATTGTGTATAAGATAAGAAAGCCCGCTAAGCTTTTACGATTAGCGGGCTATGGGCATATTAACCTAATTCTTTAACAGCTTCTTGTGCAGAGTCATCGCCTGCATCGCCGTCGTCAGTGTTGGTGGTAATCTTTTCCAACAGGGCCAATACTTCGGCTTCGGTTGGGCGGGGGTACTTTTCGTCAATGTTCTTAGCAGCTTCAGCAACTGCACGCTCATCGGCGGTTAAAGCACGTTTCTTGCACTTCAATGGCTTCAAGTCATAGCTGATGTTAAAAGCTAGCGGGCCTGTTTTAGCACGATTGAACACAATATCGAAGCCTTCGTCGAAATCGGTAGGATCAAGCTCAAGGTCAGCAGCTGTGGAAAGAATCTGTTCAAACAGTTTCTTTTTCAGGTTCAGTGCCTTGACTTTACCGTCTTTAGGGTCGATACAGTTAACTGTGTAGCTCCAAGAACACTTTAGTTCTGGGAAGTATGCTGGAACATGATCTTTTTCGAGGTTATCGAATTTTTCTTTGTCGCGGCTAAAAGCCAAGCACTCAATAGGGATATCTTTGTTGTTGCTGCCCTTGACCCAGTAAATGTATCGAGGAAGAACTCCACCAACCAGGCGAACTGTGTTTTCGCCATCTTTGTACTCATAAGCATCAACCTTGTTAGATTGTGCTTTGCCTTTGGTGTTTTTGAATGAAATTGCCATTTTTTATTTGCTTTCGTATTTGAAATATATTTTGTTTTGCGTTATGTGGAGCAGAGGATTATTTTTTAATAAGCTGGTGTCAATATCCTTAAAGTAACTTAAGTCTAAGTAAGTAACTGCATACAGTTTATAAAGACTATAGTCGCGGCGTCCTGCTAATCTTATGTATTGCGCTTTGTGTGCAACGTCTGCTGTATCTGTGAAAAGTTGATCGGCATTTAACAAAAAACTGTGGCCCGCTAGGTTTCGATAATTTAGTCTATCGCGGTTGTTTTTCGGTATTAGCTTTTTGCCAAAGTGCCTTTCAAGCATAGATAACATTAGTTTAGGGTCGCACTGAGATTCTGCTTCCAGTAATTCTAAGTTGAAAAAGAGTGCCATATCTTGAACTCAGACTATATTATATCATAATGACCATGGTGTGACAAGTCTAAATTTATCATACCGTTATGACCTGCCAGCCTTTACGCAAGTAAAGCGCAAGACGATCGTTATTTTGTTTCTTATCAGCGTATCCAGCAAAGTTAATATCTACTACAAGTGGATTCAACTTGCCTTCGTGCATACGTTGTACCCGACCCACGATCTGCTCTAGTAGACTATCGTTGCTCATTGGAGCTGCAAGGATAACGCAGCTGAGTGAGTTAATAGAAATGCCTTCTGAGAAGATCTGCCTGGAACCACAGATGGCTTTTTTCTCTCCACTGAGGATTTGTTGTTTGACGAGCTGTCGCTCTTCAAATTCTGTGTCGCCTGTAACAACCGCGCAATCATCACCAATGTATTCCTTAACTATGTGTAAAAACTCGACTCGATCAGCAATAATCAATACCGAGTGGCCTTCAGCAATATGCATCCTGGCAATATCTGCAATAAAGAATCTGTACTTTTCTGATTCTAGTAACTCAGTTACCTTTTCAACCCAAGGTACTCCTGGCTTTAGTGTAACTCCTGACTTAACTACATGAACTGTAGGGGTAAGGGTATTAGACTGTGGTGGTTTATAGACAATAGGCCCAAAGTAATCTGGAAATACTATGTGCTTGCCGTCTTTCCTAACCATCGTCCCGCTAAGTGCAATGCGGTATCTGGCGTGAAAGCTGTCGATAACACTTGCAAATGTAGTGGCAGGACAGTGGTGGGCTTCGTCCAGGATAATAGTCCCAAACTCCTTAGCAAGCTCCGCCGCATTTTTGGCCAGGGTTTGTATGTTGGCAACTGTGATAAAGTGGTCGGCGTGGTCAATTCGTCCACCGCCAATAACTCCGCACTGCGTCCCGAATAAGACCTGGATTTCTTCACACCACTGGTCTCGTAAGGCAGCGGTGTGGGTAATAACAAGAGTTTTTTGTCCGAACTTGTGTGCAAGGTGTAAGGCTGTAAAAGTCTTTCCCCATCCCACAAGGGCATTGATAAAGCAGGTATCGTCGATTGGGTCATAAACGACTTGTTGCTCGGGTCGTAGAGGATATTTAGGTGTTGGGAATGGTACATCCTCAAGTACTCGTTTATCAATGATTTCATAATCTTCGGGAATCAGGTCTAGGCGGCCTTGTGGAATACTCAAGATGCCTTTGGGCAATACCTTATAGTTCTTGATAATTTCTACCGTGGAGAACTGCTTCGATCCAGTATCTTTTTTGATTTTGTAAGTAAGTGCTTTGATGATATCCTTGGTATGCTCTACGCCAGGGTTATCCATGTAAATGCGATTACTAATTATTGCTTTAGGCATCCGCTATCCCAAAATATTCTTTTATATCATCTCGAATTTCACGGAGTGCGGCGTATGTCCACTCACAGGCTAATTCACCACTAGCACTATTACCAACTGGAATACGGTAGGTTTCGATCTTGTTGATACATTCACGGACAATTGACTCTGCAAAATTTTGGAGTTCAGTTTCGCCGCGAGGGTATCCTGGGCGTCCCGCCCGTAGCGCGAGTCTTTCAATTCGTTCATTCATACCATTCTCCAACTATCAGGCTTAACTGTTTCGCAAAAGCCATAAAATATAAATCCCATACCAAGTTTTAGTACTCTGGCAAAGTGCTGGTGTTCGCTAGGACGTTGTAGCGACTTAAAACGCGAACTAATTCCAGCTAACTCAACCACACAACCTATACCACTAGCAGGTAAAATCTGTTTGATTGGCTTTGTTATGAGTTTGGCGCGAGTATTTTTTTCATAATGAAATACTCGCCCTGAGTTATCAATAAACCAAGTGGTAGATTTAGCTAGTTTAACTAAATCTGCCAAGAAGTAAATGGCCGTGCGAATTGGGAACAGCTTTTCATCTAGAAGCTGTAGGCGACGCAATCCAAGCGTGTTACCGCTTAAACTGGCGTCATCTACAACACGTATGTTTACGTTCTCGATGTTATCATGGTCAACATAATGTGTATGGTAAAATACCAAACCTTCATGTTGACTAGGTTTACGCTCACCGAGCCTGAACACGGGCCAGGCTATCTCCGATAATTTCGTATGTTTCGACAAAATGTCCAAAGCTATAGTCCTCTCCAATATCTTGATCCACACCGATTGGGCTACCAGGAATCTCACAGCCCCACTGGTGTTGAGTGTTACGCTTTAGGATCTCGCAGTATTCCACCACATCTTCGTCTTTTACTAGCGCAACAATCGAGTCATGAACCAACATAAAGATTTTAGCATCTAGGCCACGCGCTGTAACCTCTTGCGCTGTTCGCATAGCTCCAAGTAAGTTAACATCACTGGCAAGACTTTGTACTTCGGCGTTAATGCCACTACGAACTTCGTGAGCGGCAATGCCTTTATCTGCGCTAAAGACATTAGGTAGTCGGCGTTTCCGACCAAAGAATGAGTATGTGTAGCCATTGGTTTGAATAAAGTTTTTGCGATCTTCCAGCCAACGCTTTAGTTTGCTGAATTTTGTAAAGTATTGTTTAATATCATCACGAGCCTGTTCAACAGCATAAGTTTCACCATCTGGTAATCCTTTGGTAACTGTTTGAGCAACTTTATTAGCACCTGAACCGTACAAGATACCGAAACTAATAGCCTTAGCCGATTGACGCATATTTCCAAACAGTCGCTTAACGTCTTCAACAGCACAAGGCAAGCTAAACACCATTTTAGCAATTGTTGAGTGAAAGTCACCGCCTGAGGAGAACACTTCTTGCAAGTTCTTATCACCCGAAAGCACAGCCGCATAATACATCTCGGCTGTGGTCAAATCCTGTGATACGATTTTATAGCCAGCTGGAGCCTCGATACAACCTTTGATAATAGGGTCGTCGCGAGGGATTTGCTGAGCATTGAACTTCCCAGAACTACTAAGGCGACCACTAGTAGTAAAGATAAGGTTAAAATTTGTACGAATACGACCATCGCGGTCAATTTCCGGTAAAATCTTTGAAATATAGGTGTTTTGAATCTTGCCAAGTTGTCGTACCTTTAGAATCGCCGCTGGCAGTGGATGCTCTTCGGACAGCTCACCGAGCACTTCTGCGTCAGTTGAGACGGCTCCGGTAGCAGTTTTCTTACCAGTGGGATTAAGTCCCAGATAATCAAAAAGCACAACACGAAGCTGCATAACTGAGTTAGGGTTAAAGATTTTTCCTGAATCACGTTCATATTGTTTTACTGCATCAAAGCTGTACACCACTTTCTTGGCGGCCTCGATTTCATAGTCCAAGTACTTACTGGCGGCAGCCATACGCTCAGTACTCATTGGAATACCGACTTCTTCCATGTCCATTAAGAACAATGTACCTGGAATAAGAATTTCTTGATATACCTTGAGCAATTTAGCATTTTGCTGAACAATAGGCCAGAACTTGTTGAACAGGTCAAAAGTTACAGCCGTATCAATACTAGCATAGCGGCTAATAGTATCAAAAGGGATAAGGTCATAAGTGAAATCGTCTTGAAGGAGGCCATGTGCCGCACAGTAGGCTTTCTTGAAATCGTCTAGCTCTGAATCATAATCACCGTAGTTGGTGTACTTTAGGGCCAGAGGTTTCAAACCATGAGAGTCAGTTTCGTCCAGTACATAGTGCATAACCATTGTGTCATGTACTTTGTCACGAGGAAAGTCGATATCAAGGTGATACTTAATCATCTTAAAGTCGAACTTCATATTGTGAAACACGCTATAGAACTCACGTGCAATTTTACGCATCAAGTCTAAACAAACGTCGTCTAGGCAGTCAGTTAAAATATAACGTCCATGCAAAGTTTTGTAGCTCATGGAAACGCCTAGAACATACCCGTCTCGTGGGTAAAGGCAAGTTGTTTCCGTATCCCAAGCTACATAGCCTTGGGCATTAGCCAAGACTTCGCGCAAGAAGCGTTTGGCTTCAGCAGTGTCATCAATTCCAGCAAAGTCACCTTGTACGCTGGGCTTGAGCTGACCTTTAACGTACTTGTGAATACGATCCACAGCACGTTGAAAGTCAGGCTTACCTTCTGGCTTAAAACTCAGCATAGCAGGGTTACTAATAGCAATAAACTTATCATCTACTAGCTGACCTGCCATGTTTGTTACTGAAGTAATTTTAGCGTATTCTTTAGCCGCTTCCGAGCCTACTAGAACCACGAAGTCGTAAGGCTCCAAGTCAACTACCAAGTCTACGTCTTTTTTCAGTAACTTGGTAATTGGCACTGAACTCATGTGAAAATGGTCGAACTCAAACTCGAAATAGTCTGAGTAACGAGTGCGGTTCGGTGCTTTATCAATTAGCGCAATTTTCATTTATGTCTTTCCTTAATACTTTATTATAGCGTATCTAAGCTAGTGTTTCAAATTTCTTTTTCTAAACGTGTTAGAATATCTATTAGTTGTGGTATAGCTTTAGCGTCTATATTTACAACGTATCCTTTGTATAACTTTATTTGCAATATACCTTCGGCTAGTCTTACCAAAGCATACTCGTTTCCGCTTGGCGTAACAATAGGATTCCACTCTGAAGTATTTATCATTTATTTACATACTCTGCGATTGATCGCACATTCTCGGCATCTAAATCGCCCGGGTCGGTGCCATCAGGTAGCTCAACGATTTCTGTAATAAACCCTTCTGCTTCTAGCACCGGCTTGAGTGTTTTTGCCGCGCTTCGTCCCGCATCATCTCCGTCAAATAGAACATAGATGTGTGTAATGCCTTGTGCTCGAAAAGGTAAAAGTTTTGATTTAATGTCATTTTGAAGTGTGTTAGTGCCAAAAGCACACACAACATTCTCACAACCATTGTCGTATAAGTTCAGCATATCAAACAAACCCTCAACAATTACCATGCTAGAGTAGCCACTGGGTAAATGTGCTGGGTAAAGCGGAATCTTTACGCCTTGAGGATAGTTGATATATCTGGGATTACCATTGGACATTGTGTGCCTGCCAACAAACACTTGCGTTTTATTGGTAATGTCTTTAATTGGAAAGATAATACGGTCTTGTAGCTTTTCTACTTGATTTGTGTAAAATGCACCAAAGTGCTTGAGCGTTGCAGGACTAACACCACGAAACTGTTTTGTCCAAGGTGTATAACCTTGCGGCAGCTCTAGCTCTTGACCAAACTTCTTGAGCGCAGATAGCTTTTCTTTTAGTGCCATGATCTTCATTGGCACTAAGTTGGTGAATACACCATAGTACTTGAAAAGATTTGTTTTAAACCCACAGGCAAAGCAATGAGCTACGCCCGTTACTTTGTCTACGCGAAAGCTAGGATTTGAATCCTGATGGTCTGGATTTAAACACTTGATAAGATAGTCGCGCCCAGATACGCTGAACGCTAGATTATTTTTCTGTATAAGTTCTAGTACTGGGTCTGACATATTAAGTATTTATTTTGTAGAAGTTTTTACAAGCCAACCAGCCGTTTTGGAAAGCGTTTAGTTCTTTCCATACTGGATGTTCGGGATGGTCATGAATACTTACAGGAAAGCTAGGATTTTCTCTGCTAAACCAGAAATCAGCACTAATATACGCCATTTCAGCTTCGTCTAGGACTTCTAGTAATTCGTTTGTGGTGTACATTATGCGTTCCAAGGTAAGTCAGCACCGGTATCACTTACTGGAGGAGCATCGTCCTGCGATTTCTTACCGGCTTTCTTTATCGTCTCTTTAGCTTGTGGGCGATCCACGCTTTGTGGGCTGATGCGTAGACTATCCCAGTCAATCGGGCACGTAAATGCCATTTCCTTGCCCCCACGAATTTTTGTCGTCTCAAAACTGATCGCATTAGTTTCTTTGTCATGCGCTTCCATAGTAAGGGCAATATCCGCTGCGTCCAAGATACCTTTCGCGAAACGAGCTTCCCCGTCCTTGTCAATCTGATACGGGCTGACCATGACGATTTCATACTTACGTGCAAGGTTTTTGAGTTTCTTTGAAACTTCGATTTGCGGTTTCCAATCATACTGATCGTTACCTTCTAGGACAATTTGGTTCAAGTAATCTACCACTACTAGTTTGAGTTTATCGCCGAACTTTGCTTTGGCTTTACCAATATGCAAGTCGATGCTACTTAGGGTCAGGTCACGGTCATCAACAATAATCATTTGATTATCTGGCTTCAAGCTACAACTACGTACTAGCATTTCTTCGAACTTAAAGCGATCACGATGACGCATAAATTCAGATACTAAATCGGAGCTATTGTCAAACATTTCTGCACGAGCCTTTACAACTCTTAGCAGCTCATCGTCGGTTAGTTTGTGTTGCTTTAGGTTCTGTAAGTTTACATTCGCTAGAACCGATAGATTACGCTCCATCGTCTCCTTAGCAGTCATTTCAATTGAGAAATAAATGCTTGAATTGCCAGATTCGTACTGATTAATAAACAAGTTGCTACAAGCAACAGATTTACCAGAGCCCCTCTTACCTCCAATGAGGATAAGTTCCTGGCGAGCAACACCGCCAAGCACACTGTCAAAGCCGTTGTTAAGTCCAAGATATACACGTTCTTTCTCCAAGTCTTCTGGATGCTGAAACATCATCATGTCAGCCATGGTAAAGACTTTTTCACTTGTATGAGTCTTTTCCTCAATAGTCAGAGCAATTGTTGCTAGACTTTCTTTTATTTCATTCGTATCGTAGAGTGGGAGTTTATCTACGAATTTATCTAGTAATTTTACCGTTTCATTCTGAGTATATTGGTCGATTAAAGCATCCAATGCTACTTCAGCAGAAACGTCTGGTACCTCGGTTAACCGGAGAGTTGCCAGAGTTTTAGACGCCGGACCCTCCCTTAAGGTTAGCTCAAGATCGTCAAATGACGGTATAGCGCTGTACTTCTCGTAGTACTTATTAACGACGCTATACAAGGAAGAGTACGCAGGGTCTAAGAATACCAACTTCAGTTTTGCCCAGATATCTAGGTTACGCTCAGTTAATAATTTGTTTAAGACTACTGCACTAGTATCCAAGTTACCCTACTTTCGATTCGTTGTCTATTAGAACTTGATCTACGATTTCGGTTACTTTATACATAACTTGCTCTCGTAGCTTTTTAATATCTTGTTGATATGATGCACCACTATCGTATAGGAGACTTAGCTGCTCATGCGTAATAAGCTGCTGTAATCCGAAATAGATGTGGTCATAGGCCATAGTAGATTCTGGGGTAATCTCTACTTGTGCAGCCTTGCCATAATTATGCACAGCCTGTTTTACGACTTCTTCCATTGTGAAAGAATCGTTATCATGGTATGTAATAGTTACTTTCATACTATGAACTCCTTAAACAGAAAAAGCCCGGGAGCTTTATGGGACTCCCGGGCTGATTGGTTAAACCAAATTAAGCGGCTGCTTTGGCTTCGGCCTTAGCTTTTTTAGCTGCACCATCATAGTCAGCAACTTTGATACCACGGCGAGTCAGCAAAGTACGCAGACCACGCTCTGTTTTGTCAACTGCTTGAGCAATTTCAGCAACAGTCATGGTTGCAATAGAAGCACCCAAGGCAGTAACTTGGTCAACAGATTCTTTAGCGTGAGATTCTTTTTGTGCAGGAATCTTAGCAATCTGACCTTTGCGTGTCAAGCTCAGAGCTTTACCACGAACACTGGCAACAGTCTTGTTCAACTTGCTGGCGATTTCTTCAATGAAGCTACCGGCATCAGCCATTTTAACAAAAGTGGCTTCTTCAGCTTCGGTGTAAGTACGAGCAACTTCCACTTTTTCTGCTGGCTTAACGCTGCCAGTCAGTTCCAAGGCCAGCAATTTACCTTGGATTTGTTTTGCAGTGAACTTGCCACCAGCAAAAGATTCAGCGATTTCTTTGTAAGTCAAATTACCGGCATTTGCACCAACGAAATCGGCGAGATCAGCACCTTCGTCAGCGGTAAAAGCAGAGGTTTTTTCCTTAGCAAGACTAGCAACTTCACGGTCTAGTTGACGCAGCTTAGAAGCGATACTACGAGTAGTTTTACCGAGTTGTTCAGCAGCACGCTCAACAGACTCAACGCTAACAGGGCTTTGTGATCCAACGATGTTCATCAGTTGGTCAACAGCTTCATCGGACCAGTTTTTAGTTGTATTTGTAGTCATTGTTTATTTTCTTTCAAGAAAGTATTTAGGTTTTTAATAATAGGGATGCCGAGAGATTCGGCTTTTTTGCGTTTTGTACTATCTTTATCTTCTTCATCAACCAAATAGTCTGTTGTTTTGGTAACAGACTCTACTGCCTTATATCCGGCAGCTTCCAGGGCTGTGTAAGCCTCTGCTTTGTTTTTGTAAGAAGATAACTTTCCAGTTATACAAACAGTTTTATTATTGTTGTTACTGTTTGCAGTGGAATTTCTATTAGACTTAAATGAGAACGGCAAAAACTCTCGTAAGTCTGGGAAATCTGTTTCTAACCAAGTAATCAGGTTTTCGGTGACTTTATCGCCTAAACCAGCTGTTTTGCAAGTTTCATATGTAATCTGGTCAATGTTGTCAACCACACTACAGATTTTCTGAGAAGCCGTATTACCAACCAGAGTAATCGAGAAACTTGCTAGCACTGTGGCTAGATCAGCCGATTTGGCTCGTTCGATTTCATCTAGTAGTTTTGCGGCAGTCTTTTCACTACCTAGGGCTTCTGTTACTGTGTCTAAGTCAAGATAAAACAGCTCAGTCAAATCCTGCAAGTCAAGTTTTTCAACTGACTTAGGGCCCATACCTTTAATGCCTAGAGTCTTGCAGAAGTGTTCAACTTTCTTTGTAAGCTGAGCACTGCAAGCCGTGTTGCGACAAAAGAGTTGATCATTGACCAATTCTAATTTGTAGTCACAGCAGGGGCAGGTTGTTGGGATTTCGATTCTCATGTTCTTTTATCACTTTGTAGACTATATTATAACTGATTGGGGTCGCTTTGACAAGTGTAAATTTTTATTGCTCAAGCATCAACTTTGTGCAAGATGCAAGGGATGATTTCTCCAGCCCGGATAACGGCTACTGTGTCACCAATTCGTAAATCCAGCATTTCAATAAAACCAGGGTTATTAAGAGTAGCACGACTGACAAGGGCATCGCCAATATAAACAGGCTCCAGAATAGCAACTGGAGATACTTTACCACTTTTACCCACTTGCCATTCGACTGAGAGTAGTTTTGTTTCAACATGGGCTGCCCGTTCTTTTTTAGCATATGCACCGCGAGGATGTTTGGCCGTGTAGCCCATTTCATAAAATTGGGCATTGTCATTAACACGGAATACGATACCATCACAAGGAAAGATTTTATCCAAGTCTGGTTCATTGATTACACTAAAACCAGCCAGACGCAGTGCGTTCATGTCTGCATTGAATGTATCGTGCAAGCTAGGTTGAACGCCATAAGCAAAGAAACTTAGTGCACGAGTACGAAATTCGTTTACATCTTTTAGGTTAAGTGCACCTGCTGCGTAGTTACGAGCATTTTCGATGTTAAGCGGAGCCGCAATCTCGCCAGTGATCTGGTGTACGCCCTGAAAGGGCACTGTTTGTGGAACAATAGGATTGCCCAAGAATTTGTCAGTAACAATCTGACCTTCTACACCATCCCCACGGGTAAGAACTCGAACAAGATTACCATCAACATAAAGAAGGCTGAGAGCTGCCCCGTCCAGCTTAATACTTGTAGCAATGCCTCGGATGCCTTCGAGAGGGCGAGCTTTATCTTCATCTTCATAGTATTTCTGTAGGCTGTACATCTGATAAAGATGACGTTCAGTTTTGGAATTTTGCTTAGTGCCAACAGCACCATAGCCTACTGAATCAGCAAGAGCATCAAACTGAGCGTCAGTGATGAATGGACTACCTGCGTAATAAGCGGCTGAAGCCGAATCTAAATATTGTGTGATTTTGTTCATAAAGATAATTATAACACTTTAGGGTCACAGAAACAAGTCAAAAATTAGAAATGCCGTCCAAAAGCACAATAAACTTTAAACCACTTAACACCATTGTACTGCTCAGGGTCTTCATCCCAGTAGTGGTTTTTACCAAAACTAATTTCCCAGTCTCTGGAAAATTGCCAGTGATACTTTCCAAATCTGATATTAAACCAAAGGTTGCTCATTTTTTAGTTTCTCATTATAGTGTTTGATAATTTCTTCGCCCTCAGCTTTAGAGCAAATCTCAAATAGTCCGTCTAAGATGGCATAAATATTTTCAGTACTGGCCGGAATACTAACACCTTCACGACTAGGAACCCAGTCACCTTCGTAGCTCAAAAAGAACTTACGAAGCTGAATATAGGTAATGTCCCTGAAGTCATTAACAGCTAGGCGAATCTGAAAACCTTTGTCCATGTTTTCATCAATGATTCGGCTATATAAAATATTTTCATCCATTTTAGGTGCGTTCCATAAGTTGATTGGCCCAAAATGTAGTTCTGGCCAGGTAATCTTCGACATTATAATTATTGGGGGTTTGGCGCAGATATAATTTTAAGCAGGTTTTCGGGCGTGGCTTCTACTGCCCAATGCATTACAACCCAATCTTGGATACAGTTGTGGGTAGTGATATTTTTATTAACGTCAAGTCCGTGTGCTTTGTTGTAAGCAATACCCTGACGATGCCAAATATCCCAGTATTGGGCAATAATAGCCTCCTCAGAGTATACCATCCACACTGGCTCGCTAGTCTCACCAACTGGTTCAGCAAATAGCCAGTGTTTCATATTACTTGCCAACGTTGACGTTGGTACCTGCACCAATCACCAAGGTGTTACCTTTGAATGTTGCAATAGCCTTGGCAGTTTCAAGAGCTGCATCAGCCTGCTTCATACGAGCCTGAGCATCCATGTACTGAATAGCACCTGCGTTTTGTGCAAGGGCAGCAATACGTCGAGCTTCTGCTTCAGCAGTTTTAACTTCAACTTCCTTCTGCTTTAGTTCATTTTTTGAACGAACCAAATCATTGGCACTGGCAACAACTGTGTCGCTGGGCTGCACATTACGAATCATAACCTGATTGATAGTAATAGAACCGTCCAGTTTTTCTTCGGCAAGGTTTCGAGTGATCTCGTCCTTGATAAAGTTTTCCATTTCGGTACGGTTGTCTGCCATGTCAAGTGCTTCGTACTTTCGTGCTGCCTTGTAGATAGCATTACGAGCATTTTGCACAATGTAGTTGTACATCACATAAGTGTCGCCTCGGAACTCAGCGTGAAAGCTTTTGTTCTTGGTTGAATACAGTTCAGCAACGGTCTGTGGATTGATGTTGTAAACAACCACAGCGTCCAGGTCTTTCATGGTGCTGTTGTCTTTGGCCACAGGACTCATGTTTTCCAGCGACACGTTAACATCCTTGGTTGGGAAAGTCAACACATCACCAATAATGGTCTGGTTCATGCTACCAGGCATGAGCTCGCCTGGCTGTACTTGTTTGTAGGCATCAACACGAACACCAACCTCACCAGTTTCAATACGAGTGCAACCAGTGGCCAGTACCACAGCGGCGATAACAGCGGAAATTTTAAAGATATTTTTCATTTAGAACAGTTGTGTGATAGCAAAAAGAATTAAAAGGGAAGCTGTGGCTGCTGCCCCAACTTTGAACGCAAGTTTGTACTCGCGCAGTGTAAACTTACCGACAGTTTGATAAACAAAAGCCACCAATAGTGCGACTAGCGCAAAAACAATTATTATTTTAATCAAATCCGTACTCCTAGTTCGCGCAAGTGTTGTAGGCTGGCAAGCTCATATGCTTCTTGGTTAGCTGCTTGCAACCAACGTTCACTAAGCAACCATACTCTGTAGATGTAACCATACTTTTCAGTTTTAGTTTCTGAGTCAATACGTGCAATTGAATCATATCGTGCACTATAAACAATTTCGCCAATCTTGAAACGATCACGAACAGCACCATCAGGAATCAGTTCGGGACTAAAGTATGTATGCCCAGGAACCCGTAGAGGTACCGCGTTTGATTCTAGTACATTCTTGATAAATGTAGGTGATCGGTATGTCATCTTTGAAATAGCGTCTACAGTTTCGCCACTAAGGTACTCTGAGATAATATAAACTACATCTTCGCGCGTAGCTGGCTTACCTCGAAGTTCAGCACGTCGCTGCGCATCGCGGGCCTGTGCACGCTTGAAGTCTTCGATAATAGTGCCAAGACGCGTGGTGTTATATGCCATGCCAAGAATCTGGCAAGCATCTTTTTTGGTAATAGGCTTCTGACCTTCTTCAGTGGGCTCCAGCAAACGGATTACTCGGCTAATGTTAGCCGGAGTCATCAATTCGGTTTCCAAGTCGCTTCGTTTTTTCGTTGCCATATTAGTCCTTAATGAGAAAAGGCGGCCAGAGCCGCCTTGATTACTTCAACACTGACAGGAAGTATACTGCTGCTTTACCAGTCAACTTAGACAAAATGTCTTCGTCAACAGCTTTGCCTGCGTCTTCAAGTGCAGCTTTCAAGTCAGCGATAGCGGATTCTTTGCTAACGCGAACTGGCTTGTCACCGGATGCGGCTGTTTTGGTTTTGGATGTAGACGCTGCGCCAGGGTCTTTTTTAACGTACACGCCAGCTTGCACTAGCACCATACGCACACCGTTAGGAGACATTTCGATTTCTTCGGCAATGTCTTTGATGATTTCTGTGGAGTTTTCAGGAGTTGGGCCTGCACCTTCGTATTTTTCAATAACGGATGCTTTGAGTTCGTCTGTCCAAGTTGCTGCCATGATATGTGTTCTTTCTGTGATTTAAAATAGTATTATACAGTGTAAAGCTGTGATATTCAAGTTTGATTTTTTAAACGAATTCGGTAGTCACATTGGTCATGCGGCTGGGAACGAATCGTCGGTAGCTGTTTGTGAGGTCAAAGTCAGCATACAGTTTCATGCGGCTAGTGTACACAGCATCTTCAAACATCTTGAGTTGCTGAATAAATTCAGCGTAGGTATCCATGTCAAGTTCGCTAACGTCAATGCCTTCGATGTGCTCAGTGGGAGTAACCAGTTCAACCAAAGTACGATGTGAAAAATCGCCGTTGGGTTTTGTGTATGTGAATTCTTTGATTTTCATTTGTAAGCCTTTGTTGTCTGTCTAAGTATATATTATACAGCGATAGGCTGGTGTGTTCAACTGCTAATTTCTGCGTCTGGTTTTAGAATCTCTGATCGGAGACCAATCTCAAATCGTAGTGCCATAGCAGAACTAAACATTGGAAACACCATTAGCGGAGCCACCACAGCAGATACTAGAATATAAATCACAGTGCTTAGCACTGGGTAGTACGTAAAAGAATTCTGAATTCTTGCAGTCCTAGCCTCTTGCAACAGGGGCCAGAACCAAAAGTAGCAAGCACTAATAGAGATACTAAATGCAAATAACAGGTAGTACCCAATCAATTCCATGTAGCAGCCTCACGCATAAATGCACGTGCACCAATGGAGAAGTCTACCTTGCCTTGTGGCAGGTTTGTAAAGACTTTTGTGCTTGGCACGCTTAATGCCGCTTGCTGCACCTTAGGGTTAGTGCTGAACAATTCTTTTGGAGCGCGACCACTGAACTCTTTGAACAGTTTAGCCAGACGAATATCGCTGTGTGACCACTGCGAAGTAACTGGAGCTTTGCGCTTTGATCCAACTTCTAGTAGTGCATTTTCTACTTGTTTGTTGTTAGGTTGCTGCTTGAAAGTTCTGGCAAGACGACGCTTACGGTTGGCTTGAGTGCGTTGTACGCCTTGAGGAACTGCGGGTGCTGTAGCTGGAAGTTTAGATTTAGTTGCCATAGTATTTCCTTATTAGATAAACAATTCGTCGTCGCTCTTAATGAAGTCTAGCTCGTCTTGAGCAGACTTTTGAGTCAAGTGCATACGATATACGGTAAGCAAGGCGTCCACTAGATTAGGGATATGTTCTACTGCAATAGGCATATAACGTTCGCAGCCGTCTACAATGGATACTTCATCAGTACCGCCAGGGTTTGTTCCAAACTCCAAATAGTTGTAGTAAAAATTACCATCAAAATCTGGGCCGAACAAACCTTCGTCGCCAAATGTGTCAACGTCAGTAGCAGGAACTTGGGCAAAATTAATTTTCATGTGTTTTAAAAGGTTGGGTTGCGTTGTTAAAGAATAATTATATCAAAAAGTAGTCACTGTTTCAAGTGAATATTTATGCAAATGAAAAAGCCCCTCCAACAGGAAGGGCTTTTAAAAGTGGTGCGCCGAGCAGGACTTGAACCCGCGACCAACCGATTATGAGTCGGCTGCTCTAACCAACTGAGCTATCAGCGCGTTTTATCTGCTAAATCTTTATATCCGCGATCGCTGGGATGAACATTATCTTTGGTAGGGTATTTGATTGGTAATACTACGTCTTGATACATTTCAGCAACTTCGTTTACATACTGCTGAATCCGTTCAATAGGTACTTCACTGCCTTTTAAATTACCGTGGGGCAATACCCAATAAACCCTATCTGCCTGAACTAGCTCACGCATATTTTCCAACTCACGACGAGTTTTAACATATTTGTGGTCGTTACTGCCCAAACTAATAATTACTGTTTTTGCAGATAGATTTTTAGTTAGGTATTTGTTATTCCACTGCCAGGTATTAATTCCACCTTTTGAGTATGAAACACATTCTGGACGTTTGGCACTAACGCCAACGGCAATCGAATCTCCTAAGATTAGGCACTCTAGCATTTAGTCCTCGAAAGTAATGTAATCTTCTTTGCCTACCCCACACTCAGGGCACTCGAAATCGTCTGGAAGTGTATCCCAAGCGCCTTCTGTAGCTTCATCGTGAACGTGGTCACATAATACGCAAATATATGTCATTTTACTGTTTCCCAAACTTGTTGATATGCTTCTGCGTGACGTTGCTCAACACGCTTTAATGCAGCAAAACGCTTTTCAGCTTTTTGTAGAACTCTGATAAAGGCTTCTGCGTGCTCACGAGACTCTGTGCCTTGGTGCTTAGCTTCTTGTGCAACTTCATAATTACCTTCACGAAGTGCCTTGGCTTCAAACAGCGGGTACATTTCTGTGTACTCGTAAGTTTCGCCTTCAATGGCTTTTTCTAAGCAAACTTTAGTACTAGGCTTGCCGATTAAGAGTTCTAGATGGCCCCAGGCGTGCTTTAGTTCTTGACCAGCAGTTTGCTCAAAGTGGTCAGCTACTTCATCATAGCCCTCTTCACGAGCAATTTTGGCAAAGTACAGGTACTTTGTGTACGCCATGGATTCGCCAGCAAGGGCACTCTCCAAGTTTTGTAGTGTTACCGACATTGTTTTTTAACCTCTTCTAATGAAATAGGGGTATAGTTGATACGTTCCATCGAAACATTAAAATAACGACGGTCTGGAATCTGTGCAAGAGGCATCTTTACCACATTGTGGTGTAAGTGACCATGCACATTTAAACCCCAGCGAGCTAAGCTTTCTGGGTGAATGGGAATATGGGTCATAATTAGCCCCTCAAACTGGTGACTACCGCGAACATCTTTGAAGTGCTCTAAGTAGGCCTCCATTTTACACAAATCGTGATTGCCTTTAATTAGAACTTTTTGCCCATTCATTCTTTTTAAAATATCTAACGAATAGGACTTAGTACTCATGACTATATCGCCTAAAAAGTATACCTTGTCATTAGGGCGTACTACACTATTGTGACAATCAACGATATGTTCGTTCATGTGCGAGATTGTTTGAAACTCACGCAAGGCAGTGCCATCATCACGTTTGAACGTAAGAATATTAGCGTGACCAAAGTGGTGGTCACTTGCAAAAAATATATTAGCCATTAGTACTCCTGCCAGCTAGTGTCGCTGCCAACGCGGTGGCCATCGTGTTTTTCAGAGTCGTAGTCTTCATACCAACCCTCAATCCCCTCTGAATAAGACTCGTCATCTTCATCGAAACCTTCGGTATCCACGTATTCATCACGCGGATAGATTCCGTACATTTCTGCATGGTCTTTAGCACATTCCCAGGCTAGTTCTGATAACTGTGTATCGGTCATGGATTTTGGAACTAACCAAAAACTCCACGAGTCTGTGCCAGCTTGGCCAGCGTCCATGCCAATAACAATTTTACGCATAAGATTCCTTAGATACTAACGGTTGTTGGTTGTGGCACAAGCATTTCTGCACCCTGCAGCTGGACATATATAAATGTCTTGCCTGGGTACATTTTAGCCAGCCGCTTGCACTCAGTTCTAGCTTGCATACTGGAATACTGTACGGTAGGCTCAGTGGAAAAGCTAATGCCAGTAGTTGGGCTAAAACTGCCTACAATATACTGGCGGTTGCGGACGGCATCGTGTGCTGTTTTTTGGTCTGTGATTTTTGTGTGATTCATAATAGTACGTAATTCGCTGATTTGTTCTAAATTAACCTTCATAAAAGGTCGTAGGTCGATAACTAATGTTTCTTGCTTCATAATGCAGAAATCCCCTAAAGAAGTATATATTATACCGTCTTTAGGGGATTTGTTCAAGTGGAAATTTATTCAGTTTAGGGTCAAGGGTAACCCTAATCGCCGCATCCCCTGGAGGCTCCAGTACATCGAGCTGTTCCTTAGCGGTTTAATTGGTACATCCTGACAGTTTCGAACTGCCGACCCTCTCGGTGTAAACGAGACGCTCTACCACTGAGCTAAGGATGCGTTATAAGTTATCTTCTAGTCGTTGCCATACTGATGTGTCACCGTCAACGCTCTCCAAGAATTCTGACTCCCATCCACAATTAGTACATTTTAAAGCACAATTTTGATGTGTGTGAGCACCTATAGTGATGGTATTAGTGCTATCTTGCACTAAAGAATTCTGAGAACAAACTGGACATTGCATAGTATTTACCTATAATTGGAGCGGGGTACGAGGATCGAACTCGTCTCACTAGCTTGGAAGGCTAGAGCACAGCCACTATACCAACCCCGCGCTGTTTGATTTTGTTTAGTATTTCTACTTTTTCGTGATCTGATAGTTTATACCAGTCAGTTAATTCTGCTAAGGTTCGCTTACATCCTGTGCAAACGCTATCTTGGATTTTGCACAATTTTACGCAAGGCGACTCCACAGTCATGGGTTCAGCAGTTGTGGTGTATACTCTGAGCCAGCCCCACGTGCGCCTGGCTTGCCAACCATGTTTGAATAGTCTGAAACCATAGTAACGTATTGCATACCTTGTTTGCGTAATAAGTCTACGTAAATTAAGGTGTTCTGTAGTTGAGGTATTTCCGCACTACAGGCATTACCAGTTTCATTTGTCCAGTAGACTTTGTACATTGTATTTTGGCCAGTTTGGCGCAAGGGTAATTGTGGTGCGGGCTACAGGGTTCGAACCTGCGACATCTTCGTTGGCAACGAAGTGCTCTACCAGCTGAGCTAAGCACGCATTAAAAGGGAACGTCGTCTTCAAAACTTGTGTCGTAGTCTTGACGACTGGCAATTTCTGCCAAGTATTCGTATTTGTTGCCGTCCATGTATGGAGCAACTTCTTCGGCCTCATTGATCTTCCAGCGAGCAAAACTAGCCTGCTCTTGAATCAGCTCAATGGCCTCGGTTTGAAACTTAACGTAACCAGACTTTTCAGCCCAGATTAAGTATTCGTAGTGGTCTTGAGCTACATCGCACACACGGCAACCACTTAGCTTGCCAAATGTTAGTTTGTCTGTTAGCCCCAATTTAGGGTCTTTGAGTTTTTTAAATGAAATAGCCATATATAACCACACCAAGTGCCAGGGCTTCTTACCAGACCCGTTCGCGACTAGTACACTAGACACTACCGTGGAGTTAAGGCTGATGTGGTTATATATGGCGGAAAGCAGAGGAGTCGAACCCCATCCCTGTTAAGAGAACCTGGTTTTCAAGGCCAGTCGCAGGACCAACCCCGCTGCATTACTTTCCAAGGCACAAATCTCATGCACCTAATGTTTCGTTTTATGTACGCGCATAACATTTACTGCGCTGCTTTTTTACCAGTAGTAAAGGTGTGGTTTACGGCCAACACCTGGAAGCGTTTCATCTACCAATTCCTCTACGGGAACTTTAACTACTCGTCGCTCCCACAGCTTGCCTGAGCTGCGCTGTGGGCGGTTCATAAATAGGTTAATGTACCAGCCTGGCGTACTCATCCAATGCCATTCGGCATCAACACGTTTTTTCTTTTTGGTTTTTACACCTGCAATACTAATGCGGCGATAGATAGTACAGAACTCGTCTGTGTCCCTAAAGCAATAGGTATTAGTCTCCAAATCGAGTTCATAGACTCTGCGAGTCGACTCGTAGGCGATCTGCTCTGTGCCAAAGTCCCAGCGAGACTCTGGATGTGTAACCTTCCAAGGTTTATCTTTATACGTTCTAGACATGAATTTCTCCTTTATATCTACAATCGCATAGTGTTCTCCTTGGCTGTAACTACTATTATAAGTGATTTGCACAAACCTTGCAAATCTAAATTTTTATTCCTGGGATTCAGCCGCTGCTTCGTCTGCTTCGCGTTTGGCGTGCATTGCAGTCAAGCGTTTTACAACTTCTTCTGAATCCATCCAAATGTCTTTGTTGTGCATCATGGACTCAATTTCAGCTTCAGTTAAAAACTCAGCATAAACTTCGGTCATAAACTTACGAGACCAAGCACGCTCAAACTGAATCTGATCGTACTGCTCACCACCTTTGCCAAATGTTCCTGACGAGTAATCGTGGAACATAAACAAGCTGTGTGGAGTTACTTCTTGCATATGGCCGTGTAGGAAGATCATGGTTGCTGCACTCATGCAAGCACCTTCAACGCTACAAACCACCGTGGCTTCTGTGTCCGACATAACTCGCAAGAATTGCAGTGTAGTAAAAAGATCTCCACCAGGTGAGTTAATATAGATGCGGATAGTATCTGTGCTAGAAGCGTTACGGATAACGTCAAACCACTCGATATATTCCTCAGCGTCTTCAATTGCTCCACTCAGGTAAAACTCATGAACTTGAGCTACTGGCTTGCTAAAATTATTGCTGAACTGCTGCGATTGAAACAGCTTAGGGTCGAGAATGTTTGTGTATTTCATGGTTTCCTTCATAAATTTTAGCATACTACGACAGTCCGGCTCTGATTGCCATATGTGGTTCAATATGCTAAAATTTATGTTGGTTTAGGGTCAGGTTTATTCTGTTACGAGGAAAACCTGACAAAACCCTAAGCGGCGTTTAGGCTGCTAATGCGAACTGTGTATCGTTTGCGTTTATTTTTTGTTTTGCTTCTGCGACCAGGAACAACCCTAATCCTAAGGCTTCTGCTTTACCTAGTTGTCCACTTGTTTACTCTTTGCCCTGTCGAAACCAAATGCAGCCCCATCAGAAGCATACTAGCACACAGACTTAACTGTGAATTGTGGGTTTCAAGACCACTAATATACTTTTGGTGGAGCTGGCGGGACTCGAACCCGCGTCCAGAACCTGTTTCTGTCTGCTTCATACAACCATATATAAATACACCCCACTAAAGCCCTCAGAGGTTTCTTTCATTTAGGACGTGTACTTATATATGGTGCCCCAGGACAGAATCGAACTGCCGCACTCGCGTTACAAAGGCGAACCTCTACCATTAAGGATACAAGGGCATGGGCAACAGTTTTTATAGAACTGCTGCGATAAAACTAGCAACTGTGAGCTTACACCATTAGCGTTGACCTTTTGGTAGCCAATATTATTTTAAGCCATCATGGACTCTGGCTAAACTGGAGTAGGTGACAGGACTTGAACCTGCATAGAACGGATTTGCAATCCGACGCGTAGCCGTTCCGCCACACCTACATTAAATTTGTTTGTTGCGAACACAGCCTTCAAAGTTGTCCCATAATCGCTCAAACTTCATTTGGTACATTTGCTGGAGTCCGATCAGGTAGTTTTGCTTGGCGTCTTCGTCCAGTTTATCCCACTGATCTAGTGCAAGCTGAATGTCATCTGTAACATTCCAGCATTGCATGATATTTTGTTCTAGGTCAAAACGGTCGGACATTTTAGTTAGCCAATACAAATTTTAGTCGATCAGCAGCATAGCTTGCTGCAAAAGCGTTGGGCTTTACTTGAGCATCAACGTTACAAGTACCTTTGATATAACCAATAGCCTGTTGAACAACACAGCTAGAACCATACATTAGGTTAGGGTTAATATCTAGGTGAACTTCAACGTGACGATCTTGTAGGACGTCCGATAGTTCGTGAAATAGGTCACTAACCTTATATACTTCTTGCATTAAGCGAAGTGCAGGTTTGGACACTTTTTGGTCAAAGTCGCGTTCACGAGTTACTGAACCAAAGATTTTGCAACCGTGATTACCGTCAATGTGAACAACAACTGCTAGAGTATAGTCAGCGTGCCATACACCATGGATTTTAACACGTTCGCTATCAGCACCAAGATAAATCTTAGTGGTTTCTGATTGTGCAACGATGAAGTCTTTGACTTCTTGGATATTAAATTTGTGCATGATATATATGGAGCGTCCGGAGAGATTCGAACTCCCAGTTTCTAACTTCGTAGGCTAGGGCATTATCCAGTTATGCTACGAACGCATTAAGTGTGGCAGAGGGTACAAGAATCGAACTTGTGACAAGGGAATCAAAATCCCGTGTGATACCATTTCACTAACCCCCAACAATTTGGCTCCACAGGCTGGGATCGAACCAACGACACTCTGATTAACAGTCAGATGCAACTACCGCTGTGCTACTGTGGAATATTATTTAAATACTTAGAATTTGTATTTTCGGACTTAGACAGCACAGTATGCGCATACCTTTACGTCTAACTACGCTAAGTACTTAAATAATAGTGCTGCTTACGATATACAGCGTGACACTATCGTGGTCACCGATTGGGTTACGGACGCTCTAACCGGAACGGCACGGACCTAAGGCAGGTTCTTTTTATCTCGCAACGCTTCAACCTTGCGTTCCACTGCACTGTTGCCAGTGAGATTTCCTGTTTCCAGGGGCTAATGCCTTGAGATAAAACTTGGCGGGTCTAGGGGGTAACGATCCCCACTCTTCGGCAGTGACAGTGCCGTGTGCGTCCATGAACACTTTAGACCCAAATGAAATGTCTAGCCGGTGAGGTATCTAGCTTGCGCTTTAGAGTACGCTTGCTTGCCCATTCTCCGTTTGCTTTCCTTACTAGACTAAACTGATATGATTGGTGGCAGTTTCTATAGCACCCATTGAAACTACCAAACGTTGAGTACCGCCACTACAGCAATACTATTTGCCTTGGTACGACTGAAGGGACTTGAACCCTTAATCCTTGCGGCGTCAGATTTTAAGTCTGATGTGTATACCAATTCCACCACAGTCGCGTAATTTGGTGGAGAAGGAGGGGATCGAACCCACTTGCCGCCTGCGGCCACGGATTTACAATCCGCTGTCCTACCATTAGAACATCTTCTCCGTTTAAAGAATAATTATATCAAGATTTGGAAAACAAATCAAATCTAAATTTTGGCATCCCCCCAGAGACTCGAACTCTGACCAACGGTTTTGGAGACCGACGTGCTGCCAATTACACCAGAGAGACACAATTACTTGTTTGGCACTTGCTGAGTTTCTTCGTTGTTGCGGGTTGGCTTGTCCGTCTCGCTATCAGTGTCGGACTTGTCTCGACCAAAAATAGCATCCCAACGATTAGCGTATTCAGCATCCGATACGCTTAAGGGTCTAGGCTTCGAGCCTTTTCCACCATCACTCATAAAATTTCCTTATAAAGTAGCCTTAGAATTAGTATTGCAGAGGTTGCCGGGTTTTAAAGCCGGTGCCATAACCACTTGGCGAATTTTCCCATGGAAAATAAAAGAATCGAACTTTTGATGTATCTGCAAAAAGCACTAAAGGCTTAGAATAACATAGGAATAAGTAAGTACAGTGTGTTTTCAAACCAAATAGAAGTAACTGTACTAGAGCACCATATGCTATTCTAAGCCTTCGCTTAGAGCCCCACTTCTGAGTCGGTCTGGCTACCGATCGGGACGGAATGGATACCGCCAGAGCGTGGGATAGTATTATTAAAGCACTTCTGCTTCGAGGGCCTGAATGTAATCAATCACTGCTTCTGAAAAACCTGTTACAGTTTCCCATTCAGCGCTGTTGATACCATTCTGGTAAGAACCAACGTTCAGGATGTAGTTTTTGTCTTTAGACAAACGCTTGGCATTATGAGGCTCAAAACCTCTGCCACCTGTGTCTTGTTCATCAGTAAACACGATTACTCGGTCTACTGATGCACCTTGTTCTTGTTGTGCGATATAGTCCATAGCTTGCACCAGGAATATACCACCGCTGCCGATTTTACGGCTAACCTCACCACTGCGGATGTAGTCGCTAAGAGCAAACCCACGTCGATTTGGGATCAACATAGTTGCGTGCTTGCGAGAACCATCATTACCGGCCGTTGCGTAGATAACTACGTCTTCGCAGATTTCTCGTGCCAAGATAGCCAGCGAACAAGCGGCATCAAGACGAGAGATATCGCTTTTACCACTTATTGCCGCTCCCATGGAGCCGCTAGTGTCAACTACCAAGACTGTACGCCCTGGAAGTTTTGCCTGTGCTGACAGGCTGTTTAGCATCATGCGTTCAAGCATCGCCTCAAGTTGAGGAACCTGACGAGCCGCAGTAATGTACCGGAAAGGCAATACTTTAGAAGCGTCAAGGGTTTTTGAGTACGACTCAATTTGTGTTTGAGAAATACCTGCTTGAAGCATATTACGCAAGTTACGTAAAAATGCTAGAGCACCCAGTTTGTTCTCTGCCATAAGGCGAGTGAACGTTTCCGCTTTGTTAGCACCTGAACTCAGTTGAGTTTCCCAAGTGTCTGGAGTTTCCAGTGAATCTGAGGCAATTCGTTTGAATAGCTCAGCTTGGGCTGCTGTTTGCGGTTTAGGGTGACTGAGGAACATAACATCACGCAAGCGAATAGCTGCTGAGTTTTTGTCCCATTTAGCCAACTGGAATTCGCTGAACTTGTTAAAACAAGCAGCAAGACCACGTTTAACCTGATTGCTCAGGGCTGACTTACCTTCACGCCAATAGATACTCAAGAATTCAGACATTTCGTCTGGACGCTGAATAACATTGGTCAAGGCATTTGCTTGCAATTTACCGTGTCGAGCAAGCTCGCGGACAAGCAACAGAGGAACGTGACGAAGTTTGAACTTAGTACGAGCCTCCAAAGCTAGTTGTGCAACCTTTTCAGGAGCAACTTTAGCCACAACGTCTTTAACCAACTCGGCATGGGTTTTACCATCAACATAGAACTGGTCTTCCCAAAGCATTGCTGCTAGGGTCAAACGACGCAGTTGTCGTTCTGGGTTAATAGTGCGTACTGGTATACCAACGCTATTAACTGTCATGGAAGCGGATTTGCGATTAATCGCGGACATTGTATTTTCCTTTTAAATAGATAAGAACTAGGCGAAACAGAGATTTTAGCGCTCTACCGACTGAGCTACCTTGGCTATTGCGCCTCGGGGTGGACTCGAACCACCGACCTCTCGTTTAGAAGACGAAGTAACTGTTTCTTTCACTATACCTAAATTAAACACACTAACTGAGAATCTGCGAAAGCAGTTCTGGAATTGTTTAGCGTCTACATCACCTAAGACGTTTGCACATTTTAATGTGTATTGCTGCCACATTTGCAACAAAGTGCGAACACCTTGTGCCATATTAATCCGAAGATTATACGTTTTGCTTTAGTGTTGAAGTAACTGTCTTCTATCACTACAGCTAGAGTGTTTAATTTAAGTATAAATTATATCAAATTTGAACAATACGATCAAATATAAATTTTTAGTGGTGGACATAGCTAGATTCGAACTAGCGACCAACGCCGTATGAAGACGCTGCACTACCGCTGTGCTATATGTCCGTGCGATCTTAATCATCGCAGCTGCACTGGTATATGGTGGGAAGCCATCCCCGATTTACCAGTTCACTAAGCAGTTCGCGGAAGTGCTGGAAGGCCAATTGGTTGCGGGGGAAGGACTCGAACCTTCCAGGCGGAGCTTATGAGGCTTGCCTCTACCCTGACTCCCCGCGTTAATTATTTCTGGTTTACAAAGTCGTAGAATTTTTTGGACTTTTCCAGCATTTCATCAAAGTTAAATGCTTTGGGCATAAACTTTTCAATCATTTCTTTGGTGTTCAAGCCTTTGTCAGCTAGATTTTCTTGCATTTCTGTAATGAATTCCATGTTGGATTCATACTCTGCTTGCATAAGTTCAGCAGTCATCTTGAGAATTTCAAGACGAATTTCAAAAGGAGATTTGGACATTTTTTTGTTCCTGTGTGTTGTGTTGTAGAAGGTGTGGGGCTTCCACCCACTCCCACCTCGTTTTAGAGTCCGCGTGTCCTGGACTGTAACTTCGGGAGAAGTTATCTGGTACTGAGGGAGGATTCCGAGACCTCGACCTATCGCTTATCAAGCGAGTGCTCTGCCGCTGAGCTACCCCAGTGTATTGGTGGACAGCGACACGATATTGCTATCGGCCTCCGCCCATAAATGGTACTCCCGAACGGTTTCGATCCGTCTTTTCCGCCTTGAAAGGGCAGCGTCCTAGCCAGTAGACGACGGGAGCATTGTTTGATTTAAAGATTAATTATACAGCGAAAGAGCTGTGCAATCAAGTCAATATTTATAAGTTTGGCCCCAACCACGGGCGATTATGAGTCGAGACGTGGGCCTATTGCAACTACTAGGTGGATTAGTCCGTTCGTAAAGGATTGGTAATCACTCCAACTTAGGGTCAAACTTATAAATACTTGGTGCCTTGAACTGGACTCGAACCAGTAACACACGGATTTTCAATCCGCTGCTCTACCATTGGAGCTACCAAGGCTGTTTTTCTTGCCAATGCGTGGCTTGGTGACCATCACAGTCAATGCGCCAAGGGCAAGTGCTCATGATTTGGGTACTACAATCATCCATGCCCCAGCAACGTGGAGGCTCTGTACCACGCAGAATCTTAATCTGCTTGTGTACTAGCTCACGGCGATTTGCAAGGTTGGCCTCTTTATCTAGCAATACTTGTATTTCTGACATAAAAACCTTTTTGGGCAGGAGAACGGGTTTCGATCCCTAACTTCTTGTTTCACAGACAAGTGTGCTTGCCACTGACACTATTCCCTGCATATTTGGCGGAACACGTAGGAATCGAACCTACTCACCCATTACTGAATGTCAGATTAGCAATCTGATGCCTTAACCGGTCGGCCAGTGTTCCGTGTTTGGTAGCCCCACCGGGATTCGAACCCAGATGAACCAATTATCTGTTGCTTACGGGATATAAATCCGCCGTTTTACCGTTAAACTATAGGGCCGTAAATACCATATTTGAACACACTAAAATACTTAGGCTGCAATAGGAGCCATTGTTCTAATAATATGCTCAAATATGGTAGACGCACAGAGAATCGAACTCTGATTTGCTGGTTAAAAGCCAGCTACTTTAGCCGTTAAGTTATACGTCCATATTGCGCTTCCATTCGCCACGAAGCTGCTTGTGGCTTTTTTTATGTGAACCACTGCCGCCACGCTTCATCAAAGCTAAGGCAACGTGATTCCGAGGTTTTCGTGTTTTCATAATAAACTCTAAAAGTTGGTGGCGGATTTACCTTTACGCCGGAGCTATCCAGCAACGCCAAGGCTTTAAACTATTGGTGGAGAAGAAGAGACTCGAACTCTCAACAGTCTGCTTGCAAAGCAGGTGCACTACCAGTTGTGCTACATCCCCAAATTCTGGTGCGTCAAGAGAGACTCGAACTCTCAATCCTTGCGGCATTGGCTTCTAAGACCAACGTGTATACCATTCCACCACTGACGCATAATCATATTGTTATAGCTTTTGTTTACTACACACTCCGCTAAGAGCGTAACTTTAGCTTATCCTGTTCATGACGCAGGCCTGTACTAAAATTTAAACTATACCACAGTACCTTTCCGGATGTACTGCGTCTCAAGTTTGCAAGGTTCCAAACTGAATTGGGCACTAGCAAAAGCTATAACAATATGGTCTCGATGGCAAGAATCGAACTTGCGCTTCATGCTCCCAAAGCACGGGTGATGCCATTTCACTACACCGAGATAACACTTTTTAGAGTAGTGGGAAATCTTTCCGATATAAAGCTGTCGGTAAACGCAGGCTTAGAAATTAGTAGCTTTTTGATAGCTCAGAGCTGCTGATCTGAGGTTCCAACCAGTGCACGCGTTAGCCTTGTATCCACTGAAATGCAGTGTTCCACTAATTGGCTACTATAGCTCAGCATTGTTCTGGTCTATCTGTGAAGTTCTTTGTTAGTGTCGGAACTTCTACTGAATAAACATTAATTATACAGTAAAACAACTCTATAATCAAGTCAATATTTTACAAGGGCCAAGATTGCAGATTTATGACCAACACCAAGTTCATCACGAACCAGCTTGATTGCTTCTGCATAGCCACCACCCTCAAATTGCCAGCAAGCTAACTTACAGTCTATTTTCGTAAAAATTCGCATGGTTGCCTTTGTTTGAAAGAATATGTATTATACTCGTTTTGTAAAACAAAAACAAGTATAAATTTTTAAAGCTATGGTCTGCGGGTTGCAACACGCCCGTAGTTACGTACCTATTGCTACTGGATTCAGGCTGGTACCAGCCTGTCAAGTTCAGACCATATTTAAATAACCTGTTACTGCGACATAAGAAGGTGGACATTCACCGGAGCCACAGTCTCCCTACCGCTGGCCACGCCAGGTTACTTAAATATGGTGGGACAGGCAGGTCTCGAACCTGCTTCTCTAAATATTCTACAACCCGGAAGCGTATATTGCAAATCAGCCCAGAGCTAGTCACATAGAACTCGCGTTGCGCGCGGTTAACACGGTGATCGTTGTCTGAAGGGTTGTAGTCCGGATTTGTGCTTTAACCATGTTAAGCTACCGTCCCATATAAAAGCACATTTAAACAGTCCATCAGCGCTAGTCGCTATCTCCCTTACTAGAGGGCGGTAAAGTATGTGCTTTTATATGGTCTCCCTTGCGGGAGCCATACTTTTAAAAATCACTATAACCAACTGCACCAACGCAGCTTTTATAGTAGGCAAGTATGCCTGACTTTGTTTTGGGAAATTCACCTGATTTTGCAGGCGGATTGGAGATTACTTCTCTCCAGGCATCAAGTTTGTTAGAAACTTTGGTAGTCGCCTTTTGGTATACACCCAGCTTTACCAGTTTCATACGCACACTTGCTACGCTTTTTGAATACTCAGTGGCTAGAACCTCCAGGCTCACGCCACTTTGATACTTTTGGACAATTTCTTGAACTTCGGTTTCTGTGTATGTGAACTTGACAGCCATTATTTCCCTTTAAAGAACAAATTATACAGCATTAACCACGATCATTCAAGACTGTTTTTATAGACTCGAAGTGCTGTAGCATCTAAGCTAGCATAAGTACGAAAGCTATCGCGACCTACTCGATCATAAAGACCATTTGCCATTTGTTCTAGCCGTACAAGACTCTCGATTGAAATCAAGGTACATTTTATGTAACGGCTCATGAAGGCATCAATTAAAAAGTCGCGTGAATAGCCTGCCATAATATCTCCAAATCAGCCTATATTATATCAACAAATAGTGGCTTCGTCAAATGTTAAAATTCGTATGTGAGTATTGCCACGCTCGTCAGCTTGTTTTAGCCATTTTGATAGTACGTCTTGCATTAGTGAACTCATGTGATAGTTGTTGGGATGACAGCGGTAAGTACTACCACTATACCCATCAAACTCATACCAACCCTCTACTTGACGAATTTCAGTAATACCCGAATTCAATTTCCAGGTATTGCTTCCTGCAAAACCACCATACCAGCCACCAAATAGCTTACGCATTGGTTTTTCTAGTTGAGGTGCATCAAATTCTAGGACTACCCAAACATCTGGTGTGTATTCACTCATTTGTTAACTCCAAAATGTTCTAGGACGACACGGTCAGCGGAGAGCCAAGTGTGCCCGTCTTTTGTAATCTGTGTGCTAGACACTAGGCTGGCAGCTTCACGAACAATAAGTTCAGCAAACTCTTTCATGACGTCGTCTAGCTGAACGCGGTTTAGGCTATGCCAGGTATATGGCACCTGTTTGTCTAGTGCTTTGCCCAGAAGTTCGTTTGCTATGTTGTTCATATTAGTCGTCCAAATCAGGTGCAGTAGTTTCTATATCTCGTTCTGTAAAAACGTAGCAATCGCCCTTGTATGAGGCTTCCAAGTCTTCTAAAGCAACTCCTTGGTATACTCCTACAATGCAGTCCCAACCAAGTTCAGTTGAAGTTACTACAATGACTGTTTTGTTCATATTATTTCTCCAAATCAGCCTATATTATAAGCTGATTTAAACAAATGTTCAAGTTTGAAATTTGGCCCGTCTGGCAGGAATCGAACCCACATCTCAGGGTGTAGAAGACCCTTGTCTTATCCGTTAGACCACAGACGGTTATTGTTACATTGTTTTGGTTACTGGCCCGTATACGTCAAACAGCTCAGTTTCAAAGTGTTTGATCAAACCACGTTCCCTGTATTCGTAGTTGTCTGGAATATCCAAAACAATCTGCTTGCGCTCAATTTGTTCCAGCAGTTCACGATGGCCAAGGAAGTTATCTTCTAGCTGCCACAGGTTTTCACGATTAACAAACACAATCTTTTCAGCCCAGTTGATTAGATTAGCCGAGCATGGGATTAGTGCGTAGTTAAAGTTTGAGCCACAACTGCGAGCATTAATACCGCGCTCAATGGCTAGACTGGCACCGGTTGGGCTACGCAGGAGGCCAGCACTACACACAAAAAGCCAACGAGGAGCTTGACCTTGGTATTGGTTAGCATAAGGTGCGCTAGTTTTAAAGATTGAGTCATTTTTTGTACCTTGGGCAAATGGTTGAGTATTAGGCATTTTGTTTTGATTTAAGTAGCTGTTGGAATAAGGCATCGCTTTACAAGTTTAGTGCTTGCCAAGTTTTTTTGTTTTGATTCACACATTATATCAGCGTAAGTACTAAATGTCAAGGCCCAGTCATTTACTGCTGAATTCCAGTAGTAGTCACTATGAGCACGAAGTTTAGCACTTGTAAAACCACTGGACTTGAGTTGCCGGAAGTCAGGACGCACTGTTGTGTCGTGGTCAACAAGCACATCTTCGCGGCTGACACTATAGTGAATTACTGGACGTACACCGCGCCACGAGTCACACACCTGCTTGAATTTAGGGTCAGTGGGTTCAATGTATTCGCCACTATTAATCCAGTGATGATGAATGTCAAGAACTAAGGCACAAGTGTCGACTAGCTCTAAGCTGGCATCAAGACCCCAGGTAAACTCGGCATTTTCGATTGTTAGGGTGTTGCGCGCTTCGGGACTAAGACGACGCATAGCGGCTTTGATACCATCCGGGCCTAGCTTACCACCCACGTGCACATTGCATTTGAAGTCTTGAAATTGACGGCCGTAGCCCATGTAACGAATCAAGTCTGCATGATACTCGAACTCCATAATGGAATTTTCAACAACACCAGGATTTTCTGATGCAAGCACACAGAACTGACCTGGGTGAAAGCTGAGTCGAATGTCGTTGGCACGAGCAAACTCGCCGCACAGGTTCAGGTGAGCTTCGAGCTTCGCAATAACATCAGGCTGGAAGTAAAACGGCATATAATCTTCATGAGTATATGCGGGCAACAAGTCTGATGTAATACGAAACATACGCTGATTATGCGGCTGTTTGGCAACCCATTTTAGCTGGCGATAGAACGCATTAAGATTGTGGTCAAGCAAACCCCACAGCTTGGCACGAGCAGCGTCAGGAGTTTGACGCTGCAAGTACGTGATAGTTGTGGACTTAGTGTTCAAGTCAGCATCGGCCTTGTCATGGTCAGATTGAATCTTGCAGGCAAAGCCAATGCGATTGATAGTGTGATTAAAATATGTCATAGCCACAATTATATCAAAACTAAATCACAAAATCAAATTAATATTTATCGACCCACTAAACCAAAGCAGATTCTGCAAACCGGAAACTCATCTGAGTCAGTTTTATGATCGCTGCCCCAAATTCCACAGTGTGAACATTCTTTGCAGTATTCTTCTAGTAGGTAGTCATCAATGTTTTCAATATCAATGCCAGCGTCGTGGCATGCTTCTGTGAGAGTTTTTCTAGTACCTGAGAGCTTTTTAGTTAAGCGCTTGTACATCTGGTTTATATCGGTCATCTAGGTGTTGGTGGGTTTTCTCAAATTCAAGAAGGAACATAATACAGCAAGCTGCATGAGCTAAGTGGCTCAGGCCTGATTCAGGGTCAGTATCTTCACCTGCGTTAAATGCTGTAATGTGTCGCATTGCTGCGGCTAAGGGTCGGCTCCATGCAAAGCCTTTGCGCCAGTTGTGTTCTGCGTACTTGATAGCACCGAACTTCAATACTGCCGCAGTTTGATTCATTGCTTCAGTTGAAAGCAAGTGTAGTGGTAGTTTGTCTGTGTCAAATTTTAGTGCAGTGCCAGCAGCTTTGTGAATCTCGTCTATTTTCTTTGCACTACGGTAACTTATATCAGCCGCCATTGCTTTGATTTGTTCAGGTGTTGGATAGCCATCATCTGTTGGATATTGTGCTGCTCTATCAGCATCTGTGGGGAATTCCCCAAATACTGTTTGATGTTCTAGTGTGGCAATAATTTCTTCTGTTTTAGGCATTGTGTTAGCTTTATATCGGGCAATTTGACTTGGCCCAGGTTTATAGTTTCGGTGAATATTCATTATAGGCGATTTAGCTACTTTTGTCAACTCTGGGTTTTACCAAGCTGCATAGCTTTGGGCTATTTAGTTCAATGTCTACTTCAGGCTTTAAATAGTTTTGTCTGCAATACTCTAAATAAGAGTAATAAGCATGTCTGTTAATGTATTCGCTAAATGTCATAAAACACCTATAATATTCGATTAGTTATTATAGCACCCAAGTACTATATCGTCAAGGCTAAAAATTTTCGAGGTTTGGCGCCGCCATATTAAAATTTTGACTTGTCGAAGAGCCCTGCTTGAGTTATAATGTAACTTCGACTATAAATTTAAAAGAAATTATGGATATTAATCTGCTGGTACAGCGTTTAAAGCACGGAGATAGTTATACCGTACAAGATGGGGATAATGACCCTTATCAGGTAAATAATCCGCCCAATAGCTTGATGATTAAAGCTGCTAATGTTATTGTACACCTAGATCATGAGCTAAAACAAGTTGTTGAGATTAGCAACAACCTACAACGTCAGTTAAATGAAATTGCCCAACAATATGAAGCGCTTCGAAATTCTAGTTCTACTCCAGCACCTAGCAGAGAAACTTGATAGTAATCAAGGTACTATTCTAGAACAACAGAGTTTCGATTGCATAATGGAGATCTTAAATGAAGACATTAAAACTCGGACTACTAACAATTGTGCTGCTAATGAGTACAGGCTTAGGAACGGCTTTAGTGCCACAAACCAAAGTACACACTGCTAAACTCAAGGACATTGAGTGTTTAGCACGAAACGTCTACCATGAAGCCCGAGGTGAATCACTTAAGGGTCAGATAGCAGTTGCACAAGTCACAGTAAATCGCGTAGAATCTGGAGAGTTTCAGTCTAGCGTATGCAAGGCTGTGTACGCAGATCGTCAGTTTTCGTGGACATTAGACAAATCAAAAAAGATCAAGGATCGTAAAGCCTGGGAAGCATCTGTTGCAGTTGCTACAGCTGTGTTAACCAAATCTATACACTTGCCAGACTTTAAAGCCCTTTACTTTCACACCAAACAAGTTAAGCCTCGTTGGAATCGTGGTAAACGTATTGTAGCTGTGATTGGAAACCACATTTTTTACAGTTGAATTCCTTAGCTCAATCTGTTATAATAAAGGCTTAAGGAACAAATATGAAGATCAGACTCTTATCAGACTTACACACAGAATTCAGACTTCCCTACAAAACTCAGAGTTTTGCTGAATATCGCGGCGAAGACGTGCTTGTGCTTGCTGGCGACATTGCCAGCGGCTCAAGCAACACCATGGACGTAATCAAATTCTTTCGTGACCAGGGTTTTCCACAAATCGTTTATGTGCCAGGTAATCACGAGTACTATGGTACTAGCATTGAAGATTTCAATGATAAGATGATTAAAAAGAGCTGTAACTTTGATAATGTTCACTACCTGAACCGTAACTCAGTTGAAATTAACGGAGTCGTATTTATTGGAGCTACTCTTTGGACTAACTTTCGTGATGATTGGTTTGCAGAACAAGTAGCTAAACGTGGTATTGCTGATTTCAAATATATCAAAGGTTTTACTACTAGCCACGCTAAGCAAAGGTTTAGTGATGACTTGGATTTTATTAGCAAAGAAACATTCAACAACCAAGATAAGCATTGCGTTGTTGTAACTCACTTTTTACCTACTGACAGCTGCGTTGCTGAACGCTTTCGTGACGCTAGATTCAGTGACTTAAACCCTTATTTTGCTAACGATCTGGCCAAAAAGATTGAAACATTCAAAGATGTTACTTGGCTTTTTGGGCATACACACGACGCCGTAGATGCTGTGTGCGGTTCTACACGTTTAGTGTGCAACCCACACGGCTACTATAACGCCCTAAACGACGGCGTTGGCTTTGACCCTTTTAAGACCGTTGAAGTATGAACTCAGTATACCTAAACATGTTACTGCTTGGATTAATTGGCAATCGTGACTTGGCTAAACTGTGGTGGGATGTACCTAATCGTGCTTTTGCTATGCAGTGTCCACGCGATGTACCTGAAGACAAAGTCAAGGATTATCTTGAAGGTCATTGCTATGGCTAATCTCAGCTACCAACAACTGCGAGAAACTTGCTTGCTTGTAGGATACAACTATAAGCTTGCTGCCAAGCATGGTTTATGGGTTGAACACTATGTAGGCCCAACACACGAGTACTTTGCCCTGTTCACAGAAACGTCACAGTCACAATTACCACTAACTATTATACCACATGAACTTTAAAGACTTAATTACTGCCAGAATCGTTGCGGATTCAATTTCGCCAACAGGTGTTCGCATGACCACAATGGAGATTGAGTATCCACGCTTTATCTTAGCAGAACTCAATACCCACCGCATGCTCTCAAAGAATAGTGCATCTAGCCGCGCTATTCCTGTTAAAGCCATGCATGAGCAAATTAAGGCAGCACCTGCGGGCCCTGTGTTTTGGGGCAAGAATCAGCCAGGCATGCAAGCTAAAACAGAACTCACAGACAATGACTTGGCTGACGTTAAGTTTATGTGGACGCGGGCTATGCAAGACGCCTTACACTGGGCATGGGCAATGGCAGATCGTGCTGGCCTACACAAGCAAATTGCCAACCGTATCACAGAACCTTGGATGACCATGAAAACTGTTATCAGTGGCACTGAATGGGCAAACTTCTTTTGGTTGCGTGACCATGCTGATGCACAGCCCGAGATTGCTGTGCTAGCACGCAAAATGTGTGAAGCTTATAATGCAAGCACACCGCAGCAACTAAACCCTGGAGAATGGCATGTTCCTTATGTTACTATTTACCGCGATACTCACACTGGGGTTCTTCATTATGTTGACGGAAATGATCGTTTTATCACAGCGGAAGAAGCTCGTGTTATTAGCGCTAGCTGCAGTGCTCAGGTGTCGTACCGCAAGAATGATGATAGCTACGAAAAAGCTGTAAAGATTTATAAACAACTGATTGAGTCCACTCCTGCGCACGCAAGTCCAGTTGAGCATCAGGCTACTCCCATTCATTATACCAATTATGCAGAACCTGAAGTATGCTGGGAAGCAGGCATTACTCACCAAGATCGCAATGGTGGTTTGTGGTCAGGCAACTTGCGTGGTTGGATTCAGCACCGTAAACTAATCCCCAACGAGGCTAAGTGGTAACATGAACGTTGTACTCTACACCAAAGATTTTGAACCTATTACGGTATTAGATTTACCAGTTTGGCTGTTAGATCAATTGGAAAAGCAAGGGGCTATACGTGTAGCAGTACAACAACCTGTTAGAGTTACCCCGGCTGAGGGTCCGGTTGACTTCTCACCACCGCCAATAGTTACTATTTACTGCGAACGATTACGCTGGCGAGATGGTACTACAAAGCCTGTGCTAATAACTCCGGATGAGGAACTTGCACTACTGTGTAAGCCAGACTGGTTGCCAGGCCAACGACAGGCTGTGAATAGTTACAAAACAGTCATTCGTGGTTTAACAGACCAGCTTGTTAAAGCAATGCGAAAATAAAGATTTGAAGTCTCGGAGTAAACCGTGTATAATAACAACATATTCAGGAGACTTCAACAATGTATTTTTGCGTAAAATGTTCAGATGACGTAAACCCACGCCGTTGGGCATTGGGCAAACATACGTGCTTGCCTTGTGGTGAACGTGTGGCACGAGCTTTTAAGCACTGTATTGTGCCTATTGCCAAAAGCAACTATCAGCCAGTTACTGACCTACAAACACTCAAACAACTCAACAAATATGCTAGAACTTAAAATTACCTGCGAAACTGCTGAAGAAGCTCGCATTTATCTTAACGCACACGAGTACCGTAATCTGCTAGATGACCTACGTAACGCACTTCGCAATGCCTATAAACATGGTGATGATAAAGATGCACTAAAGGTTTTAGCAGACTTCTACACAGAGATTACTGCTGCCTGCGACCACCACCAAGGAGCTTATTAATGCCACGCAAAACCTTTAGCCTAGACCGCGAGTTCATCCGGTGGTTTTTTGAAGAACAGTATCCCGAGCAGGGCTCAAACCGTGCACAGGCTTATACATACGGTAATCCACATAACAAGGAAAACCGTGACTACTGGATGCGTCAAGCATACATGGCAGGTGCTCGTAGTGTGGCACAAGAAAGCACAGATGTGCTGGCTGATTGGGCTTGTGCGGTTGAGGGTCTAGACCCTGAAATGTTAGAGCCGTGTGAAGTCTATGACCGTGCTCGTGAAAGCTTATTTACCTACAACACAAAAATTCTTCAGAAAGCAAACGCATGATTTATATTATAGTTACATTAGTAGTACTTGCTATGGTTATTGCCTTGTACACCATAGACACCGATCCTAGTGAAGCGGGTGTGTGTACACAGGACTGCGATCAGGGACATAACTGCACTTGTGTAGACGAATCTTGGCCCTTTCCAAAGGCCCGACCATGAAACAGTTTTGGCACGAGTACTGTCTAGAAGTATACTTCCGCAGGTTTAAACTAATTGCACTGTTGCTGGTTATTGCGGTTTGGATTCTGCTTGCTGAACTGGTAGTCTCTGTACGTATCCGAGACTTGCTTGTATACGCTTGCTTTGGTTGGTTTGTATTAGGTGAGATTCTAGTGCCTTGGACAGAGCGTAAACTTGAGCAGCTATTCGGTTAACTTAAAGCCACAAGTGTTTTATTGCACTTGTGGCTTTTTGCTGTTTAGAGTATAATATATTTATTGAACAGGAAAACACTATGACACTTGACCAACTTATTTTTAGACTCGATAACATTCGACGTGACGCTGGCACAGGCAACTTGCAAGTACTGTTTCGCGACCCTGGAGCCGGTATGTTGTATGATGAAATTAACCCCTTCTTAACCGAAGTACTGCCCGACGACAACCTGGACTTGTACGACTGTTTTGACCTAGACCTTGGCGACCATTACGTGGAGATTTAATATGATTAAACCAAATACACTTTGCATGATTCGTGGCGTGCCACAAGGACACTTGGGCAGCGAGTTCAACGGCAATGTTGTTACAGTTACTGGTTCTAAATACCGTCACGAGGACGGTTCACCAATTTACTGGATTGAGCCGGTATTGACAGACAAGGCTGGCCGCAGTTTTACCGGATGCCGGGAACAGTGGCTGCGGCCATTTAGTGACCCAGACGCGCTGGGTTTGACCAACAAAACCCTGGAGGCTGTATGACACAAATTGTAATTAACGTATGTCACGGCGGATTTAGTCTTAGTGATAGTGCACAAGCACGTTATCGTGAGCTGGCCGGTACCCCCGTTGCTGAATACTGCTGGGAACTAGATCGCAGTGACATACATCTTGTACAGACTGTGCTAGAACTTGGCGAAGCGGCCAGTGGCCGTTATGCGGATCTTAAAGTTGTCACAATCCCAGATGATGTGGAGTGGACAGTCTGTGAATATGATGGAACCGAGTGGGTTGCTGAAGCTCACCGTACTTGGAGTTAACGTGGAATTTAGTAAACGTAAAACAGTAAGTGTACCTCTGCGAGACTACTGTCACATGGCTAAAGTTGGCGACGTTATAGAAGTAACAGAGTGGACCAACGGCGAAGGCTGGGACATTAGCAGAGAAAACACCACTATAAGCCTAACAATGGGCGAACTGCAAGCAATCACAGTGCTTTGCAACGTCCAACACCCTAAAAACTAATATGAGCGATACTCTAAACAAACTGCTTCGTGAGTGCGGCAACTACTCACCAGAAAGCCTTGCGCAAGAAATTGTAGGCGAAACTATCCTGGCAATCATGGCCACTGACCATCGTCATGCTGTGTTTACCACTTTTGACAAATCGGCCACGGACGGTGCCACACAACGCATTGTAAGCAATGTTCGCAAACACTGGGATTTCAAATGATTTGGTTTAAAGTCTTAGCTTCAAGCGTTGTAACGCTTGTGTGTATTGGAGCACTAATTCAGATCTTTTGGCCACGTGCACGCAGCAGTGAAGATGTTCCAAAACTTGCTGTAATCGTGCTTGGTAGCATTGCCACCCTTTGTTTAGCAACCATTCCAGCTAGCCTTTTGGCAATGATTTGGTTATATTAAGTGTTGTATTTTAGCAACAATCTCAAGCCCCTCAGTGTTTGCGCACTTGAGGGGCTTTGGCTTTTGTGATATAATAATAACATCAAAAGGAAAATTATGAAACTAAATATGCGACAAAAATTGGCGATTCGTTGCGCTGTGCTAGAACAGTTTGTGGTAAGTACTCCGTATGATACATGGTTTGAAGAAATCTGTAATCTGCGCTTTAGGGTCGCTGAACTTGAAAAACAAGTCTCCAACCTGGGTTGGCAACTACACCCGGAGTCAATAGGCCGATGAAAAATTACCAATTCCGCACCAACTGGCGTGGGCTACTAATCCTACAGCGCCAAGTCAGCTATCATACCGGTTATGGATGCCGTGAATATATGTGGCGTGACGCCACCACTGAAGACTTAAAGGATTACTATGCAGAACTATGTACGCTACAAACAACACCTACTTGCCAAGAACTCCGACGCCGCTTTGATGCTGAGTGCGGCTAACAAGCTCACCGGCAAAGAGCGTGAGCAACAGTTGAAAAAGCTGGATGCTCATTTACGTGACGTTGATCGTCGCGCAGAGGAATTAAAGAAATGAAACTAAAAGAATTACTAGATCAAACTCCACGCTTACGTGCTTGGGCAAAGATTGGCCCAGTGCAAATGGCTGAGCTAGAACAGTTTGCACAAACACTACTCGACACTCAAGCCACTGCCGTTACAGCTGATGGTGTGCTAGTTGAACCAGGCGACCAAGTTTGGGTATTCTCAAGCACTGGCAAGCCTACCAGAACCACAGTACGCAAAACTGAAGCTGTTACAGATTACAACCTTTTTGGCAACATCCCAGTCTTCCATAGCTTTTCAACCCCACAAGCTGCACGAACGTATAAAGATACTGCACTATGAAACCATGTCGCAGCCCTTACTGTGAGTGCACTAAAAACCAGTGCACTCACCCTGGATACTACGACGCACGCCACGAACCCTTTAACTTTCCAAAACCTATGACAATCAAAACAACCCACCAAATTGCATACAACTACTGCCAAGCCATGATTACTCAACGTGCTTATGAGGACCAGTTTTCACGAGCACTGCAGTGTATTAATCCCGACTACCAAGCATTTGGCTTAGCTGATCCGGTTGAGGGTCCGTACACTGAATTGGTAGCCGAACTGCTAGGACCAGAACTTTTTGACTGGCTGATGTGGTGGATGTATGAAACGGACCATGGCACACAACCAATGCACTTTTACATTGACATGGTAGAACATGACCCCACAACCATGACACTGTACAGCTTCTTGGAGACAGTTGATGCAAGTTAAACTCTGCCGTGACTGTGTTCACGGAACCAAACAAACTGCATCAGCCTGGAAGATGAACTGTCAGAACCCCGAAGTCAATCGCCGTGATGCATATGCACTAGCCTATGCAGACTTTGTTGGGTCAGACACTATTGATGAACGTCGCAAGACTACCTGGTGGGCAGCTTGTGGTCAACGCGGCAAATTATGGGAGCAAAAAGATGCAAGTATTTAAATACCCACTACACGCAGGCATGAACGCCGTTGCAAGCCCAGGCACTAGCAAACTGGTAATGCTGGAGTATCAGGACCGAAAGCTCTATGGCTGGGTCTTGGAGTCTGAAACTGACAAACAAACAGAATACGAAATATACATTGCCGTAACAGGCGAACAAGTTCCCAGCAACTACAATTACGTAACTTCCACACAAACCCAAATTTCCGGCGGCTACTATGTGGTACACGCCTTTGACTAATATGCCACTAACTAAACTAGAAGAACACGTATTTGCACTAGAAGAACTTGTTAGACGACTAATGAGTATTCGCATTGCTAACGGCAACCAACAAGAAGCACACCAGATTAATCTGGTGTGGGACGACTACTTGGAAGTTTGTAACAGCATTGAGCTGCACTATAAAAAGTAATGTGCGTTAGCGCACAGTCAAATCTAAAAATTTAACTTATAATTAACACATGCAAAATCCAACACAATACCTTATCTGCAAACTGCAGGAGGAAGCAGCTGAGGTAATTCAAGCGGTAAGTAAAATCAACCGCTTTGGTGAGCAGAATACTCACCCAGATCGCACAACCACAAACAAACAAGAACTAGTAGGCGAGATCGAAGATTTTCTTGCAATTCTCGCAGTTCTTGAACAACTACAATACATTGATCTGACCCCAAGTCGTAGCAATATTCTCCAAAAAGCACAAGCACTACTCAAGGGCTAAATGTCAGAAAGTTTCACACAAATCAAGAAATCATAACCCTAGCTGAAATTTACACCTTGATTTTGATAAAAACCTGTGATATAATATATGTAATGATCAGCTAAACAAGATCAAAAGTAAAGTTGTTGTAAACAGCGTATTTCAGAGAATGTGTGTGTTCCCCTTGCCCCCTGCGGCAATTCAACACACGCACCTTATCGAAATACGGACCTGGTTACTGACAACTTTCTAAATTCATATCATATGATCAAAGTACCATACCCACGTTTATTGGGTATTTTTTATTTTTAAAGAATATGTGGTATAATGCAAATTTGATAATCCATCCCACCTCCCACCACTGGACTCTAGCTGCGATACTTTTTGCAGTTTAGGGTCACATCCCACTAGAGACTTAGGCTCACAATGTACTTTCAAAAACGAGCGGCTACAAGCCAGCTTAACACAAAAATCATCACCAGTAATCTAGATTCAATTCCCTGGGACGAAGCCAGCAGAATATACCGTGAAGCAGCTGATACTGCTGAAGCAAACACACTAGAGGCAGCAAGGGTTGCTTACGACTCTGACTATAATCGCAGACATAAATCTGCGATTATGCTAGCTGGAATTGACGAAACTGAAGCCAGCTACGAGGGGGATCTTGGCTTAGAGTATAAACCCCCGACATTATCAGAACTACAAAAGCGCAGGCTTCGATCAAAAGCCGGAGGCGAAGCATTGGGTGAATACTTCATCAAGCCCTACCACATCAAGAGTTGGGGCCTTCGTCTCCTAGATCAAATTGTTGCAGAGTTCAGCAAGCACAAATTGAACGCCTTAGGGTCGAATGGTACCATTAGCGGATTGCAGTACCTCAAAGATAACTTAAACCCTAAGTCGGAGAGAGACATGGGGATTTATAGATTTCTTATGATGGACAAGCGCAGCGACTATTTGGACAAAATGGGTTCTGGCGATGCTAAAAAGTACTGCACACTAGTGCCTCTAATTTTATACGCTCACAAGTTATACAACAGCGTAGACTACTCACAGTGGGAGCGAGAATCCCTACACTTTGTGGTTAATGAATCACTTTGTGAGTCTATGCTAACAGAAACACCACAGCTTAGTACTGAGCGACTGCTAGCACTTCGTAATATTGGGCTAATGCAGGCAGGTAAGCCTCGTAGTCCTAGTACTACGTATAGTCTTTACAGGCTGGGTGACACGGAGTTGTCCGACTGCCCTGGTTTGGTTAAGATTATGTTATGCCAAACGTGGGCAGCACACCCAAGCAATCGTACTAAGTATATGATTTTAGACCCCATGAACTGGGATAAGATGCCTGTGCCATTAATCGACCCCGGCATCTTCAAAACTCCTGTTACTGCACTTATGCAGCAGCCCCCTGTACCTAAACCAGCATCTGATGCAGATACTTGGTTATAAGGAGTACACAACATGAAATACACCAAAGAAATCATAGACCGTATGGTAGCTGACTACAAGTCGCAGGTGCCGGTTATGCAGATTGCCCAGCAGCTCGAGCTCCCAGAACGTTCAATTATTGCCAAGCTCAGTAGTTTGGGTGTCTATCAAAAAAAGACATATACAAACAAGCGCGGTGAAATCCCAGTTAAAAAGTCTGAACACATCGAAAACATCTCAGTGTTACTCGATTGCGACCTGGAATTGCTTGAAAGCTTGGAAAAAGTCAACAAAGTAGTACTTAAGCTGATCGAATCCAAGTTATCCGACCCTAAATCTGCGTAATCGCGCCAAAGCCCACTTAATTTCGGTTAATGTGGGCTTTTTTGCGTGTGCACAAATCAGCGTCAATTTAACAGACTTGCCACAACTTAGGGTCAAGAGTGTTTGAAAATGCACTTGACACAATTGGTTTAACACTAGTATAATTTGGCGCAAGGTTTTGACCACAAATGTTCCGACCAAACAAAAGCCCCCAAGGCAGCAACGCCTTGGGGGCTCGTGAACACTCTCGAGATTAACCACCGATGACTCAGCAGTTGTGTTTTTATTTGCTCAATTCAGGGGCTTCTAACCAGGCACCACCTGGAGTATAAAATTTACTGCCCTGACCCTAAATTGCAGCACTGTAGACACCTGTTAGGTTATGGGTGTTGTAGCTAGCAACTGGTGAGACTTTAGTATTGGTTCAGGTCTTCACCCCACCACATTTTTAGAGACTTTGGGCTTTGTCAATTTTAAGGACATAGCGTCCACTGTGCGTTTAACGACTGACACAGTTTATGGTCGGTGGTTATGCTTCGGGTATTAAGCCCGCCTGCAGCCACAGCTTTTAACGACTTGGGGTCGGCTGGTTGAGGTTTAACGACTTCTAACAGCTTAGGGTCGGCTGGTTGAGGTTTTACGACTTGCCACAGCTTAGGGTCGGATCACAGTAACGAGGATCAAGCTCGGGTAGGTAAGTCCACCAGGCTACCAAGACCATTTTACGCCGGTACCAGATAAGGCGACAGTTTATATAGTAACTGCTCACTAGGACTACTCATTACATTTCGGTACTAAGCCGTATATGGTTTTCGCACAATGCCACGTACTAGATTTCAGCCTAGACTCCGTCTGGATTTCACCCTGTATGAGAGGGCTACTAAGCTTCGGGAGCGCGTCAGCATTCAGTTTTCGGTGGGATCCTTACCCCCAGTTGCTGCAATCGTTGATTTGGGACAATCAAGCAAGACTGCTACGAGACCAGGGGTTTCGCTGAAATTGCATCAGCTCGTCAGAGGGTTGGTGGGCGGTAGCTAGAGAATTCGGCTACCATTAAGTTGTTATCACAGACTCAGAACTGGACTCATAACACCCATAATAAATTGCTTAGCAAAGCCTAGGCCGTGGTTGTAGCATTACGACGTTCGCCGATTCGGCCGAATCCTACTAATCGGATTATCTACACGACACTCCTAGCACACCAGGCTAGCACTGTCTAAACAATTTATTATAAGCACTAAGGGCTGTGGCTCGGCATCGTATTTGCCCACAATTAAGACGTATCTCAGTCAGTCGAGACCGCTGTCACCCAATCTATATATCTATTATACAGTAAATCAACTACACAATCAAGTAAAAAATTACACAGTCGTCGCGAACAGGCTGGCCACACAGATGATTGCAATTCAATTGCTGGTTAGCGAGGTGGGCTGCTGTCGCTGAACAGGCTCGACAAAGATTTTGTCATTTTTAAAGCCTTTCCCGACTGTCTAAGTATATATTATACTTGATTTGGCTGTGAGGATCAAGCCAATATTTCTTGACCCTCAACCGTGGCAATCAGCCCAGTTTGGCAACCAGTGCCTCAAGCACATCGTGATTGGCTTTTTCCAGTGATTCAAACACTTCTGGAGCCACGCCACACTTTGCAGCAAGCTGGTCAACCAGCTCGGCTTTCTTCACGCGGTGTTGGCCGGTGGTCCGAGTTTTTGCCACGTACACACCTTCACGTGAAAGCTTAGCCACTACGCTGCGAACTGTTTTGCCCATGGCTTGGGCGAGTTGTTCCACGGTCTCGCCTTGGGCATAGCCCGTGACGAGTTGAGCAGTTTGTTCTGCGGTGTAGTTTGTGGGGGTTGCTTTAGTCATCATATGTCCTTTGGTTGGTTTCTGCGCTGTTTAAGATATTATTATACTGTTAAAAGGGAACATCGTCAAATTCAAAATTTTCGATCTGTGGATTGGTACACACGAAAATTTCATGACGTTCCGCACCGGCAAATTCATGGAACCAGTCGTCCTGAATTTGTGCAAAAAATTCGCTGTCTGTCATGATCTATTCTCTCCTGTTGATATAATAATTATACAAAACTTTGCAAAAGTGTTCAAATCTAAATTTTCGAACTTGCACTAGACTGGCCACTGGCGCAGAGCGCATCTTAGATTTTGCACTTGAAAAGCTTTTCCACTGGCGCAGCATGAATATGCGTGCATACTTTTGTTTTCAAATTGGTTTGAGGAACAAAAGTACACATGTTGCACAAAAACAACGAAGTTGTAACAGTTTGTAAATTTCCTTGACATGGGTTGCATTTGTGTGGTATAATTTTGGCGCAGCAAAATGTAATACTTTTGTTTGCAATTTGGTTTGGCAAACAAAAGTATTACAAAAATTTTTGACAAAATAAAACCCCGATTAATCGGGGTTGGTTATTAAATTAATGCGGATCGGGGGATTTTGATTAATTGATTCAAATAATCAATTTCCCATTCATAGTGCTGGAAAATCTCATAATCATAATCTCCAGTAAAATCGCACAGATAATCAACCGCACGATTAATATAATCTGGCCTGATTTGTTCAAACGTCCAGCCATTATATTCTTGGGGATTAATTCCAATTTGAGCAAATGTCAAAATCACGGGTTTATCAGCAAAACTTGGCAAGTCGAAAAGCATTTTGGTTTCCTTTAAAAATGGGGGCTAGCCCCCATTATACATCAAATTGGCTTAGAATTAGCCAATGCGCCGAAAATCTTTTCCAATGCCGTTTTATTGGCTTTTGTAAGACTTTCGATTTCCGATTCAGTCATTTTGAGAATCGCGCCGATAGCGTCAGCGTGTGCATCCTTTTTGACTACTGCCGCCCCAGTTTTTGAAACGTAAGTTTTAGCTTTGTAGACACCTTCACGGCTCAATTTTGCGACAATCGAACGGACAGTTTTGCCCAATTTTTCAGCGATTGCTTCGGTGGTAACGCCAGCCTGATAATCGGCCACGATTTGGGCAGTTTGTTCGGCAGTGTAGTTTACAGTTTTTGCAGTCATTTTGATTTCCTAGTGTGTTGTGTTGTTGAAGATTCTATTATATCACAGATTTTTCAGTCTGAGCATAATTTTTTGGAAAAATTCGCTTTTTAACAGTTGGTCGAGTTTTTCCTGCGGATTGTACCATTCGCCCGTTTTGCGATCTTGTACAAGTTTGGGGGTTTGTGTGTTTTTGTCCATGATGAAATTATAACACAGGATTGTGTTGTTTTTTAAACACACACAAAAAATAAGTTATTAAAAAAACCTTGACACGGGCACAATTTATATGATAAAATTGGCGCCGCCAGAAACAAAAGTATTCATTTTTGGCCGTGAGTACTTTTGTTTGCAGACGCAAAAAAGCCCCTTTCGGGGCATTTTATTTTTGTGGCTTTATTTTATAATAAACGATTATTGAAATAAATATAATGTTGGCCGTGTAATTGAATATAAGGGGCCAGTGCCATTTTGGAATAACATAAACAATTGTAAATAATTCCCCCACGCCCCACATAATCAAAAATCCCCAAGTTAATCCAGCCGACGATTTTGTTCGATAAGATTCTATTGCCTGCGGTAATCCGCAAAATGCCAATAATATGCCACCAATCCAGCCGATATATTCCATTATATAATCCCCGTGACAGTTTGAATTTGAAAAGGCTTTTTATCTATTCGAGATTCTAGCCGCTTATCATCCATTAAGTGCAAACATAATGCGATAATCCAAAAGATTTTCATTTTGATATAATCGGGGATTTCTCCCCGATTATCTATTTATTTTGCTGCAAACCAATCTTTTGTTTGAAAATCACGCCATGAATATGGCTTAACATTATCTTGCCAACCGCGTTTTTTGATAATGGTTTTCAAAATCGGCAATTCAAAATCGCGTGCATCTTCCAATGCGGTATGCGGTTCTTTGATAAACTCGCCATTAATAAAACCGCAAACGATTTCAGCATTAGTTTGAAAAGTCATATTACCATTTTGGGTGACTTTATTAAATGCGTGATTTTGAAGGGCAAAATTACGATAATCTTTTTTATTGCAGATATTACCAACGGCGGCTTGCCAAAGGCAAAATTCACCATTAAAACCCGACAAATCAATGCCAGTATTAAGGCATTTTGATTTGTCAAATGCGAGATTATAAGCGGTCAATTGTGGGTTATATTTACCAATTGCTTGATTAATCCATTTATTAATGGCATTTACAGAAGCAACCATTCGAGTGCCATTATCCAGCATTTGAATATAATTGGCTTTGCGTTTTTCAAGGCCACCATACCCCCAAATATCATTGGCCGCTTTATCATGAAACAACTCATGCGTGCCATAATGACCGGCAACAAGTACCGCGCATTGGTTATAAATTTTGCCCTCACGATCAACGATTATCATGGCAAAATCGGCGACTGTATCGGCCATTGTGGTTTCAGTGTCAAGAATACAGAAAAATTGTTTTTTAGCCATTTGGTTCTCATTACCGGAGACTGCCGGAATTCGCAGGTTTTCGCTTTATCGCGTCAACAAGGTTATTATATCACGATTTTTTCAAAAACCGTGAAAATAAAAAATTATTTTAAAAAAAGTTGTTGTAAATTCCCAACAAGTTGGCAACAAAAAATGTGCCATTAAGTACACCCAGCGAACGGTCGCGGCGAACAAAAGCAACTGTTAGCCAAGCCAGTGACCCTAAAGTGAACAAAACGTAGCCAATTTGAAAACTCGCGTTTGCAACTGCAAACGAGCCAACGATTGAAACTGTAGTGCCAAACCAAGAAATAAAAGTAATCATTTTCGGGGAGTCTCCATTGTGTGAAAGGGGTCAGCGGGTAGACCATAGTTTACCATGATTTCCGCCCATTTTTCGCCGTGACCACAAATTTTTTCTGATTCGCCGTACAAAACAAAATCCGCATAATGTATGATTTCATGTGGCAAAATCACGTCAATCATAGTACTCAAGTTCTCACGTTTTGCAAAAAACTTGAACCCAAGTTCTACAATTCCAGCGGCTTGGTGACAGCATCCAGCGGTACGCCAAAAGTAAGGATTAAGTTTCAGTTTCGGCGGGTCAATGAATACCAAAGTGGGATAAATTTCACAAAGTGAATCCCAAATCATTACAGATTCACGGCCTACAAGTTTGAGAATAGATTTTTTGTCCATGCGTTTATTATACGCCTAAAAAGCCAGTTTTTGGGCCAATGCCCCAAAATAAAGTGTAACAAAATTCGGCGACTGTTACAATTATTTTCGTTGTTTTTTGGCGAAACCCCTTGACACGGCCCAAAATTATGTGGTATAATTTTGGCGCAAAATTGCAAACCAAAGTATTCATTTTTGGTTTGCAAACAAAGGTATTAAATTTTACGTTTCTGCCAAAATTGAAATTCTAGTTTGAATATATTAATGGCAAAACCTCTAACCTCTGGGTTAGTTGGTTTTCTATAATGAAACCATTTATTTGTGCTAACAATATCAATATCCCAATTAATAGCCCATAATCCTTTCAGGATAATCATTACCAAAATTGATATTGGCCAAAATATTGAAAGTAAAACAGCCGGTGCAATATCTTGGCCAGTTGTGCGAATAGCAAAAGCAATCATCATAATAATAATGCCAGCCATATAAATAGTTAATTCAAACATTTTATTCTCCAGATTAATTTGATTATATATAATCCCCGAAGGGATTATATATTAGTGGCCTTGTTTACTGGGAACATAAACCCCCCGGATATTAAAACGGTCACAAACCGCTTTTAAATAAGTGGTATTATCTTCATAGAATGTAAATTCAGCATTTGCAAATGGCTTCAAATTAAAAAACTTTGCCAAACCCGCAATTTTTAATTTACCGCCTGAGGTGGTGTCGCCATCCATGCGCGAGATAATATAATCAGGTTCGCCGAGAATATCGCGAATAAATGTATTGTCGGCATCATGCAAAACTCGGGCAGTTGCAATAATCACAAAACAATTTTCGTCATTCAAATCACGGCGATATTGTGCGGCCATTGGCAAAAGCGAATCATCCATTGCGCGGTACTCATTTTCGCGCCAGTAGTTCAAATCAATGCGCTCGCCCGATTCGTCAACGATTGTGCGGTATCTGTGCAAACTGCAAACAATAGTACCATCCATGTCGTAAATGCTAACTTTAGTAATCTTTGCCATTTTGAACCTCTGTTCGTTGTTGATGTATCAATTATACACGGCTTTGGCCCGATTGTCCCCAACTCACACAAATATTTCGATTGTATTTATCAATCGTGCCCATTGAAAAAATCAATCACCAAACCCTTGACACGTGCCAATTATATGTGGTATAATTGGCGCCCACAGAAACGAAAGTATTCATTTCTGTGGGCAGGGGCCAAAGCCCCCTGCTACGATCAGGTCTTTTCAGTCCGGATAAAATCAGCGATTGCCTTCAGTGCATTTTTGTTAGCTTTGGTTAGCGATTCTGTATCAGCTTCAGCCAAGCCCAATGCCTCACCAATGTAGTCGGCAACTGTATCCTTTTTGATTACAGCCTCACCAGTCTTGGATACATAAGTCTTAGCCTTATAGACCTTTTCACGTGAGAGCTTGGCAACAATAGAGCGTACAGTTTTGCCCAATTCTGAGGCCATTTGTTCTACAGTAACGCCAGCCTGATAGTCGGCCACCATCTTAGCTGTTTGTTCAGGGGAGTAGTTCACAGTTTTTGCAGTCATTTAGTTTCTCCAGTTAATCAAGGTTTCATCACAAAAGCAAAGTATAACACAAATGGCACGGCAATGCAAGCCATGCACAGTGCTACATCTAAAAATTCTTGAATCTTATTCATAGTGTCTTTCGTTGTCATGTGTTTATTATATCAAAATAAATCGCAGATGTATGCCTTGTTTAAAATTATTTACTAGGGGTTTACCCTATGAGTACCTTCGTTCACAGACCGGGGGCGGTTTGTAGACCTTGGTTTTCAGCACCCCCCTATGGCCCACCCACACGCGGCCTATTCAAGAAAAATCTCAAAACACATTTGGGTGCCCAAACACATAATTGACCCCCAACCGCCACAACCG